ATAGACGCACACCCTTGCGCATGTCAACGTTTATACGGACAGTTTACATATATCCCTAGAGGTGGTGCGCATCCCCAAGTGCGCCTCCACTCCTAGTGTCTACTTCTTAGCCGGAGGCGCCAGCGCGGGCTTCCATGCTTCGCCGTCGCGGTCCAGTTCCTGGAACAGCCGTCGGTAGAGTCCGTCCTGCACATCGATACCTCGGTTGCCCAGCGCCTTGATCGTCCGGGCACGGTAGCGAGCGGTCTCAATCGTGATGTGCTCGGGGTGTCCCTTGTGTGCTGTACCGATCTTAATGAACGGTCGGCTGTCCCCGAGGTTGTAGGCGCAGTGATACGAGATGTCGCCGTCCTTGGTCACCATCGCGCGGAGCCCGGTGACCATGTCATCAGATACCTGAATACGGTTCATGGGAAGGCGACCACTCTGCAGATCCTTCTGCAGCTTGTTCAATGCTTCCTCCGTGAACTTTGACGGTTCAGTGGGTAGCAATTTCTTTCGTCGCACGATCGCCTCCTATTGTTCGGTGTCAGACTTTTGGCGCGGGTGCGTGGTGTTGTCAATAAGTATATTGCGGAGAGTTGACATTCCGGCTTGACAGAATCAAAACGGTAAAATGCGCAATGGTTAACTCTGCACATTGTTAAAAGTTCAAATAATCGTTGACTATCCGTATCGGTGCGGTAAGTTGGCGATTGTTGCAACAACCAAACGAGGATGCATTATGACCATCAAGATCAAATTTGTGCGGCACCCAGTCGAGGCGGAGTTCGAAGTCGGATCCTTCGCGGAAGCGCTCGGCGTGATGCAGAACGAAGAATCGGAACTGGCGCAGCTGTTCGGCCTGCCGCTCGGTACCCAGCCCGAGCAGACCGCCGGCACCATCATCGAACCGGGTGCGGTGGAAGAACGCATCGCTACCGAGGAAGCCTCCACCACCACCTCCACCCGCAAGCCACGCGGCCCGAACAAGAAGGCCGCCGAAGCCAGCGCCCCGCCGCCGCTGCCAGTACCGGGTGCTGCGCCGACCACAGTGCTCCACGGCGAGATTGTCGACCCGCTGGATATCCCGGCGTCTCTGCAGCGCACTGCGCCTGCGGCTGCCGCTGCCCCGCCGCCCCCGCCGCTGATGCCATCCGCCCCGCCGATCGTGCCTGCGCCACCCACCGGTGTCCTCGCCGGGAAGATCATCGCGGTGCTGGACGAAAAGCAGAAGTGCAGCGCGGACGCCGGCCGCGGTCTGGCGGAATGGCTCGCACATCCGGCGTTCGGTCTGGTGCAGAAGGGCGTGACCTACGCTGAGGCGATCGATGTGCTGCGTCTGACGCCGGACGAGAAACTGACACTGGTCGCCGGTCAACTGGGTCTGTAGCGCGCCGGGTGAATGGAACGGGCGGTGCAATAGGGCGCCGCCCAAGGACTAAAGGACGGGAACGATGGACTGGCAGCAGAAGTTCGCAGCGTTGAATGTACTCGGTGAAGATGCGGAAGCCGGGCGATTGGTTCGTCTCGCAGCCAGGTGTTTCCGTCAAGGAAGGCGGTTGTCTCGCGGGTAGCTACGGAAATGGTGTGACCCCGCAGGATGCCGTGCAGAACCACTGGAAAGTGTTGGTCGAGGATATCGATCAGAGTGAAAAATACCTGGTGCTCTTGCCGCTTGGCGGGCAGCGCCGGGCAGTCAAGTGGGCCGGGTTCATGTGGATCGACATCAACGAGGAGTACTTGCCATGACCGACCAGCACGCAACCTATGCCCCCAGCAGCGCACACCGCTGGACCATCTGCACCGCCAGCGCATCGGCGATCGCCAAGCTGCCACAGCAGGAGGAGAGCGACGCCGCGGCGGAAGGGACTGCTGCGCATGAAGAACTGGAGCGCATCCTGGGACCGCTTGGCTGCAGCGAGCAGGACAGCCGCAGCGTGGCGGCCGGCGACATGCTGGCCCTATGCGACGATGTGGACGGTGACCATCCGGCGGCCTACGGTCTGGCGCTATTCGTCGACTATGTCCGGCAGTTATTGACCGCGACGCCCGGCAAGATGTGGATTGAGCAGCGCGTGCGACTCACCGACCAGATTTGGGGTCGATTGGACTGCGGGCATTGGTATGAAGCAGGTGGTGTCGTGACCATCGTGGACATGAAGAACGGCTTTGTCGACGTGGACGCGGTCGAGAACGAGCAGATGCGCGTCTATGCTGCATCGCTGATTCTGAACTTCAATCTGCCGGCCCGATGGATCCGCTACGTCGTGGTGCAGCCCAATTCGTTTATGCCGGTGCCGCGGGTGAAGCAGTGGATCGAACCGGCGGCGGATCTGCACGCATGGGCAAGTCAAGTCGCGGCGATCCCCGATGGGCCGTTGACGTTCATCGCCGGCGAGCAGTGCAAATACTGCCCATTGTTTGGTCGCTGCCCGACGTCGCAAGACGTGCTGATGAAGCTGAACGTGCTGATGGCCAACCCGCCGGACGCCGTACCACCGGGGCAGGTTGCGATGTTCAAGGCGTGCGAGAAGCCGATCGCGGACTGGTTTAAGGGATTGGACAAGGCCGCCACCAAGGTCGCACTGGCAGGCAATGTGCCCACAGGCATGAAGCTGGTCACCGCCACCAAGTTCCGTACCTGGAAGAACGAGGCAGCCGCGCGCGCCGCGGTGCTGGAGCAGAAGGGCGTCGAAGCGCTGAAGCCGCCAACGCCCGCGCAGGCGGAAGAGATGGGTGTGACAGGCGTGGACCTGCTCGCTGAAGCACCGCCCGGCGGTCCCGCGCTGGCGTTCGAATCGGACAAGCGGAAGCCGTGGGCGCAAAAATCGGCGGCGGAGATGTTCGGGGCACTCGCGCTCACGTCAGCGGAGCGTGCAACTGTGGGAGGCGAGAAGTGACATCCGCTGCCCTGATCACAGTGACGATAGCATTATGGATTCTCGCCCTCGCGGTTGAGAACACTGGCAAATATATCGCAACCGCAATTCGCGAACAGAAGGACCGTACCAATGGGTGATCATGAAGACGACTTGCTGTGGCGCCTGCGGAATCCCTTGTGGTCGCATGGCATAACAGGGCCAGTACAACTCGACAAGGAAGCGACTATCGACGATCTGTCCCAGGTTGCCGCCGAGATCGAGCGGTTGCGCGCTCCTGTCCAAGGATTGTGCGACCGTGAGTCCATTGCGCGAGTAGTTGATCCTCGGGCGTTCGAGATGCACGAGCACTGCGCCACAAACCTTACGACTTCAGCAGTAGAACGGGCGTTCGAGAAAGCTGACGCGATCTTGGGTCTCCGTGCGCCAGAGGCGGCCGACGCGGGGGCTGTGGCGGAGCCATTCGGCTGGATCATTGGCAGTGTTGAAAAGAAGGTCGCCGGTAGGGTTTTCTTCGATAAGGCAGAGGCGGACGAGCACTACGGCAATACGAAGGGCATTCTGTATGAGTGGGTCAAAGTCGAGCCAATCTACGCCTCCACCGCAGATGCCTGGATGCGGGAGCGGTTGCTAGTGCTGATTATACCCGCCTTAAAGCAAGCGGCAAGCGGCGGAGCGATGGGCTTAGCGGATCATGAGTTGCACGAAATTGCGCAAGACCTTGCTGCCGAGATTGCCGCATCATCCGTCACGCGCCATGAACGCAAGGGTACTGATCAATGACCCGCACCGTTGCCCTCGCACTAATCCTGCTCTTGTCCGCATGCGGTCCGCAGGGACCGACTCGCGAGGACATGCGGGGCTGTCTGGCCCATAGCCAGATCACGGCGCGCGATGTTGCAGAATGTGCGATTGAGCGGGAAGGGCGCAACATACCTTAAAGTTGGGCGTTGACTTTCCGTATAAACTATCTATTGTCCGTATTGTTGCAGACTTTCAACATCCAGAGAGGATACCATGACTGACGTCAAGCACAAATCCCAGCGCAGCGAAACCAAACTGATCGGCGAAGCGCGCATCGCATTCCCATTCCATCATGAAAAGCGGACCAAGTCTGCCGGCGGTGCACCGCTCGAAAAGCCGCGACACGATGCTGTCGTGCTGCTGCCGAAGCTGCATGCGGACCCGGCGCAGTGCCCGAACTACGCAATCCTCGCCGGTCTCGCTATGGAAGCCGCAACCAAGGCATGGGGATCGTTCCCGGCCGGCGGCAAATGGCCGATCCAGGATGGCGACCAGCCGCATGTCGCGAAGCCCAAGCCCGGCGTCGCTCCGAAAACCCCCGAGCAGATCGCAGCGTCGAATGCGTGGCGTAAGGGGTCGTGGGTCATCGAGGTTTCGACGAACCTTGATCCCGGCCCGCGTGTGTGTGTGATGCAGAATGGTGTGGCGCAGGAGATTCCGGCGAAGGTTGTCAATGGCCAGCAACTCTACAAGTCCGGCGACTACGGTTATGTCTCGTTGAATGCTTACAGCTTCCAAAATCAAACTTTTGGATGCAACTACGGTTACGAAGGCGTGCTGTATACCCGACCCGGCGACCCGATCGGTTCGTCTGGTCCCCGCTCGGCATCGCAGATGTTCGCAAGTGTCGCCGGGACGGCGGCTCCTGCAGCACCTGCGGCGCCGGGTGCGGCTCCCACGATGCCCATCCCGCCGATGGCTCCGGCTGCGCCCATGCCGCCCGCCGCGCCCACCATGGCTCCGCCCGCACCGCCGGCGCCTCCGCTCCCTCCCGGCCTGCCGTCCTTCCCGGCACCGGCGCACTAATTCAAGAATAGCGGCGGGGACTTGGTTCAGCGTATCCCCGCCGCTGACTACCTGCCCAGCAGACAGCAATCAACGTGCCAAATTGCATCTGCCGCAAAACGGCCAGCACCGGAGCCGTGGGCCAAATCCGGTGCGTTAATTTAAGGGCAGCAGATGCAGGTCGGCTTCACAGGAACACAGCGTGGGATGAACGAGGCACAGTGGCGGACCTTGTGGTCACTACTTGTTCCCCGCGCCCCAGGTGGTTTCCACGAGGGCGACTGCATCGGCGCCGACGAGCAAGCATCCCACGCTGCGCGGCTGGCGGGCTTCTGCATCATTGGTCATCCGCCTCGCATCGGCTTCAAGCGCGCGTTCTTTCCGGCTGATGAAACCCGCCCAGGGTACGACTACCTGACCCGTAATAAACACATCGTCAACGAATCGGAAGAGATGATCGCCACGCCCGGCGAGTTCGAGGAGCAGTTGCGCAGCGGCACCTGGTCGACGATCCGTTTTGCTCGGCGCACGGGTAAACCGGTACATGTCATTTTGCCGGACGGGCGGTTGCTGTGATCAGCCTCGAACACGCAATCGTCTACGATCTGGAGACGTTCCCCAACGCATTCACCATGAACGTGATCGGGCTGCACTCCGAACTGGACATGACGTTCGAGATCAGCGAGTTCAGGGATGATCGCGCCGCGCTGTTTCAGTGGATCGCGTACTGGCAGATGACCGAGACGCCGATGGTGGGTTTTAATTCACTTTCCTTCGATTATCCGGTGCTTCACTTCATCTACAATAACCAGTACGTCACGGTCGGCGAGATTTACGACTTCGCCATGGAGATCATCAACGACCATACGAATCGCTGGGGTAACCAAATCTGGCAGGACGATCGTGTCTGCATTCAAGTCGATCTTTTAAAACTACACCATTTTGACAACCCCGCGAAGCGCACCAGCCTCAAGGCGCTAGAGGTCAACATGCGCAGCGAGACCGTGTTGGAATCGCCGGTCCCGTTCGGTACGATCGTGACGCGGGAGCAGATCGACCATCACATCATCCCGTACAACCGCCATGACGTCCGCGAGACTCGCAAGTTCGCGCATATCAGCATGGACGCCATTAATTTCCGAATCGGCCTGTCCGCCACGATCAAGGGCGACGTACTGAACTTCGCGGACACCAAGATCGGGTCAAAGATCCTGGAGCAGCGGCTCGGCGATGAGGTCTGCTATACCCGCGAGTACGGTAGTCGTCAGCCGCGACAGACGCCGCGCGACCGCATCGCCCTGAACGACATCATCTTCCCCTACATCCGATTCAATCACCCCGAGTTCAACCGGGTGCTGGTATGGATGCGCACGCAGACGCTGACCGCCAACGACCTGACTGAGACGATCCAGACGAAGGGCGTGTTCACCGGTGTGTCGGCGAACGTCGGCGGCGTTGATTTTATCTTCGGTACTGGTGGTATCCACGCATCGGTGACCAGGCAGAAGTTCGCGTCGGACGACAACTTCGTGGTTCGCGACATCGACGTGATCGGTCTGTATCCACGAATCGCCATCGTGAACCGGCTGTATCCGGAACATCTTGGTGAGGCGTTCGTGCGGGAATATTCCAAGCTGCCCGAGGAGCGCGCCCTGCACAAGAAGGGGACCGTCGAGAACGCACTGTTCAAGCTGGCCAGCAACGGCACCTATGGCAACTCGAACAACAAATATAGCGTGTTCTACGACCCGCGTTTCACCATGGCTATCACCATCAATGGTCAGTTGATGCTGTGCATGTTGGCGGAATTGCTGTTCACCGTGCCATCGCTGCAGATCATACAAGCAAATACAGATGGGATCACGTATCGCGTGCACCGATCGATGGTCGAGCAGGCGCGGGCACTGCAGGCGATGTGGGAAGCGGCCACGCTGCTGAAGCTGGAGGAGGTTGAGTATTCCCGCATGTGGATCGCTAACGTCAACAATTACGTCAGCGAAACCACCACGGGAAAGCTGAAGCTGAAGGGCGACGCATACTGGTACCCCGAGAAATTCCCGGAAGATATGAACACCGGCGCCCCGGCATGGCACAAGGATTTGTCAGCGCTCGTGATCAACAAGGCCGCCGTCGCGCACATGGTTCACGGCACCGACATCGAACGGTTCATCTACGGCCACGGCGATAAGTTCGACTTCATGTGTCGCGCCAAGGTCAACCGCTCCGACAATCTGATGATCGGTAGCCGTGAGGTGCAGCGCATCACCCGCTACTATATCGCCACCAACGGTGAGCCGATGCGTAAGATTTCGCCACCGGCTAAGGGCGCGCGGGTGGGGGACTTCAAGCGCCGATCGGGGCTTAGCGACAGTGAGTGGGTGCAGGCTGGCACCGAATGGGATACACGGTATCACACCAAAAATAAGTCGCGGTATGAGATCCGCGAGACGTCAATCGAGTCGGGGTTCTTGGTGGCGGAGTGCAACCGGGCTTCGGACTTCGATTTTTCGCGAATTAATTATGATTACTACATCGAACGCGCACGGAAGCTGGTGATATGACCAGTCCAGCGGTCACTTCAAACGAACGAAAGGATGTGACATGACTGACAGAGAGCGGGCCATCAAAGCGATACGTCGTGGCGTCCCGCTAGACGAGGTCGTGAAATGCGCCTGCAACACGACGCCACCGACTCGCAGCGGTTGCTTTGGTGTCTGCGAGGACACCGTTGCCGCAATCGTCGCAGCGTTCGAGGATGTGCGCCACGAGACCTACAAGCAATACGAGCTTTGATCGAGGAAGGATAATCTATGGATTATGCGATGGGAAGTATGTGCGCTCGGTGCCGCATCAAGGTCGATCAGGACAGGGACTGCCTCGGCGAAAGCGGCATCTATTCGCCCACGGGACGCGCCTTCACGCTATGCGAAGCGTGTTTCGATGAGGAAGATGAGGAGTGCAACGGAGACCGTGGTAACGATCTGCCCGAGCGGCTTGAGATGTACCGCGCCAACCTGCGCGCCGAGCCATTGAGGTTCCGAGCGCAAGTGCCGCCACTGGAGACCGCCGCACCCACCACAGAAGTCTCGGAATAGCTGCGCGCATGCCCATCCCCAGCGAGCATGATATCCAGCGAGCCTACATACTTTGGGCGCGGGGCGAGCCGGGCAAGCTAGAGCCGGCACTGCTGCCCGGTGTGCTGTGCTGGTCGGTGCCGAACGGCGGGCACCGCGATGGGTTCGAGGCGAAGCGGCTGAAGCAGGAGGGCGTGCTGGCGGGAATCCCCGACGTGCACCATCTCTGGGGCGCTTTAATTTGCACCGAGTTCAAGAAGCCCGGCGGCGTGCTGTCCGCTGCGCAGAAGGCGCTGATTCCCATGCTTCGTGCGGCCGGCGCGACGATTGAGGTGGTCGACAGCCTGGAAGATGCAAAGGCGTTCGCGCGTCGCTGTGGAATTGTTCGACCTAACTGTTGACTTTCCGTATAAACGGCGACAGTATGCAATCACAGGACAGCTAAGGACAGGGAACACCTACCATGACCCGAGACGCATCACACAGCACCTCAGACGTCGTGACCGTTTTTGCGCGGCAGGGGATTGCCATTTCCACGATCGCGCGGGCATTGGCGCTGCCGCCGAGCCGGGTCAAGGGAATGTGCGAGCGCGCCAAAGCGCGGGATGAACTGCAGATGCTCCCGCCGGCGACACCCGAGGATCGCAAGGGCGCGCTGCTTGCCGAAGTCACTAATCTGCGAATGCAACTCGATGACGCGCTGGCACGGGAGCGTGACCTGCGCGACGACCACAGCGACCAGTTCGAGATGTTCTATGGTGTCGGCGGCCTGACGCGCAGCGAAGCCATGGTCGTCAGCGCGCTCGTTCATCACCCAATGTGCACCAAGTCGTCGCTGCTGTTCTCGATGTACGGCGACGGCGAGCATCCTGAACCGAAGATCGTTGATGTGTTTGTCTGCAAGGTGCGGGCGAAGCTGAAGTCGCTCGACGTGACCATCGAGACCCTGTGGGGTATCGGCTACAGCATGCCGCGAGCCGGCGCGGACAAGCTACGGGCATTGGCTGCGGCGGATCACGCTGCGCACGGCTGGATCGATGCGCCCGCTTTGGTGCCGACACATGCGGAGATGGTAGCGTGATGCGCACCAAGGCCCAACTTGCCGCGCTGAAGTGGTTACGCGAACACAACGACACCAGCTGCTTCGACAAGAACGGTGTGCTGCTGGCGGCGGGCGAGTTGGCGCCGGTGATGCGCTCGACGTGGAATGCTCTGGCTGCGGCGGGTGCGGTAATGATCGAGCGAGGGGCGAAGGGGCCTACTCGTGTGACTGTAGTTGAGAAGGAAACGGTATGACTGACTTCGTAAAGTTCGAATATTCGCAAACGGTAAAATTGTTCGAGGGACGATCCTACGACGAGGATTTCCTGCCCGACAACCTAATTCAAGCTATTGGGTGGCTGCAGTCCAAACTGGACAGTGTGCCAGACGAGTTCAAGGGGTCTGTCACCATCGAAATGGAAAGCGATAGTGACTGCGGTCCGGTTGCACTGACGCTTGCGTATCAACGTCCGCCGACTGATGATGAGGTCGCAGCCCGTCATGCTGAGTATCGCAAACGCACGGAGCGCGATATCGCATTGGCCAAGGAGCGACTTGCCCGCGAAGAACAGCGTCTGGCGCGTCTTGGCGGTGCTGTTTGAACCGTCTTACCCTCGCCATCCTGCTGCTGCTCGTCGCCACCCCGGCCTTTGCCGAACCCATGGTCGCGTCCTTCTACGGCTCCGAGTCCGGCAGCCGCACCGCCAGCGGCGCCCGGTTCGTGCCGAGCGGTCTGACCGCGGCGCATCGCACGCTGCCGTTCGGCACCCGGCTGCGGGTGTGTCTGTCGGGTTGCGTGGTGGTCGTGGTGAATGACCGCGGACCTTTCATCCGGGGACGGTCGCTGGACCTGTCGTCGGGCGCGGCGCGTGCGATCGGACTGACGGCGCGTGGGGTCGGGCGCGTGGAAGTGGAGCGGTTGTAATGTCCAAAACCTTCGCAATCGCAGATCTGCACGGTCGCTTCGACCTGTTGACGCGGGCCTTCGCCGAGATCGAAGTCTATAACCCTAAGCCGCACAAAATCGTGCTGCTTGGTGACTACATTGACCGAGGCCCCGAGTCCCGTCAGGTCGTCGAATATCTCATGCGCTGCAACCCTAATGTGGTCTGTCTCAAAGGCAACCACGAGGACATGATGGTTGAGACAATCACTGCACCGCTAGACCCCGGCTGGTGGGTTGGTAACGGCGGTGCGCAAACGCTCGTTTCGTATGGCGGGGTTATACCTCCGAAGCATGTCGAGTGGGCAAAGAATCTGCCGACCATTCATGTCGACAAGCATCGTGTGTTCGTTCACGCAGGGGTGAACCCCGGTGCACCGCTTGATGAGCAGACGGACGAATACAAGATGTGGTTCCGATACCCGCCAGAGGCAGACGTAGGCCACGGTGACCGCCACGTCGTCCACGGTCACACGCCGAACCCGAAAGGTCCGGAACTGTATGGCAGCAGGACCAATCTAGACACGTTAGCGTGGCGCACCAGCCGACTGGTTATCGCTGTGTTTGATGATGAAGTCCCAGGCGCCGCTATCGACTATATCGAGGTTCGGTGTTGACCCAACCCCGCCTCATGCCCGGCGCCGAGGCGGCTGCCTATCTTGGGCTGAAGCCGGGCACGTTCGCGCAGTGGGTGGCCACCGGCCGCGCGCCCGCGCCACTACCCGGCACCCGCCGGTGGGACCGCAAGGCGCTGGATCTGGCGCTGGACAAGTTAAGCGGAATTGCGCCATCTATTGCGCCCGCGGACGAGGAAATGACCCTCGCGGAGTGGCAGGCACAAAATGCGTCGCGCTAAAATCCTCCCAGGTCTCGCATCAGCCAGTAAGACTCTGGCGGACGGCTCTACGCGCAAATACCTGTATGCGTGGCGCGGCGGCCCGATGCTGAAGGCGACGGATGGCACCCCTTTGAAAATCGGCGACCCGGAATTGGTCATGGCGTATGCCGCGGCCCATGCCGAGCGTAAAAAACCGGTAACCGGAACATTGTTCTCGCTGATCGCCGCCTATAAAGTATCCGGTGAATTCACCAAGAAGGCGGACCGCACAAAAATTGACTACATGCGGTACCTAAAGATGATTGAGAACAAATTTGGAACGCTACCGCTGCACCTGGTAGTCAAACCTGAGACCCGCGGCATGTTCAAAAAATGGCGGGATGATATAGCAGCAAACGGGGGCGACAGGCAGGCTGACTACGCATGGGGGATGTTAGCCCGTGTGCTATCGGTAGCTAAGGATCGCGGGTCAATTACCGCAAACGTCTGTGAACGTGGTGGTCGACTCTACCACGTCGATCGTGCCGAGATCATCTGGCAACCGGAACATATAAAGGCATTCGGCGAAGTAGCCAGCGAGCATCTTTGCTTCGCCATGTTGTTGGCGCTGTGGACTGCCCAACGTCAGGGTGATCTGATCAAACTTACATGGTCACAATATGACGGCACTCACATTCGGTTCCAGCAGGGCAAGACCAAGGCGCGGGTCATCATCCCTGTCGGGTCAGTGCTGAAGGAAGCCCTCGACGCCCGACGTCCCGAGAAGGCAGATGGAACGATCCTCCGCAACAGCTACGGCAAACCGTGGACGAGTGATGGGCTGCGTTCGTCCTGGGGCATGGCAACTACCAAGGCAGACCTTGATGACGCGGATCTTCGCTTCCACGACCTACGCGGTACCGCAGTCACACGGCTGTCGCTCGCAGGGTGCACTGACCAGGAGATCGCCGCCATTACTGGGCACAACGAGGCAGACGTCGCGCGGATCATTCGAGTCTACCGCGGTGGACGGTTTGAGTTGGCGGAACAGGCGATGGCTAAACTGAATCTCCGGTACGGAAACGGAACATAAGTCGCAAACCGCATTACAAACCGGCTAAACCGTTCTGAGTTTGTCCATAGCCAACCCACTGATATCAATGGTGCACTCGGAGAGATTCGAACTCCCGGCCCTCGGAATCGAAATTTGATAGGTATTTAGATAAATCAATGACTTAGCCGCAAACCATCTGGATTTGGGCAATTGATTTCGTTTGGTTTTTCGTCTCATTGCAAACTGGCCGTTCCACCTCAGATCACGTATTCTTGTTCCGAATTAAGAACAATTGTCGGGAACCGTATCCCATTTGACGCAGTGAGCAGGATTGGTCATTGCCACGTCACATCCTGCTGTTTATTCGTCACCAAATGGCCTTAGTTCAATACGGGCGGATACAAAGAGGGGTCAACCCGTGCAAAGGGCATCACTGATGGCTACGAGAAACGGCAATGAAAAAAAAAGTGCAGTAGTCTCGACCGGAGACGCAAATGACACTGATGCGGGGTTTACGGAGCGTGTTCTGCTTTCCCTGGTGGTCGACATCAGCATCCTTCACGAGTCGGTTGAACGTGTGAAGGTGCAGGTATTCGCGCTGGCAAGGGAACGCGGCATTAAGACTGAGGTATAACGGGAGTGGGCGCCGCGGGGGCGGGGCGCCCATTTTTCTATTTACTGTCGGCGTACAGGCGGAGGAAGGGTCAGACGGCGCGGGCGCCCCGTGGTAGCGGTAGCCCCATCTCTCGCTCCAGTTCTTCCTGCAGTAACGCGAGCGCCCGCCATGCCAACGACGCGCTATGGCGAAGGTCGCCATCGAACCCGCCACGCTCGACCAGGTGGCGGATGATGCAGTCCGCGTGATCCATCGACTTGCCGCGTGCGTGGTGCATCGGCTCGCCGGGGTTATGCTTTTCGTTGCCCTGGAATGACACCTGCGCGACTGCTGCCAGTGCATCGGGGAAATAGTCGAGTAGTCCGATTGCCATCGGGTAGGTTTTGCGGGTGGCGCTGTCGGCGTCGATTAGACGTTTACGGTTGGTCATTTGACTCGCTTCTCCACGCAGTTGTCGCACTGGACATCGTGCGCGCAGGCGAGGTGCGGCCACGGCGTGCAGTAGACGGTTTTGGCCTGTGCCGTATCCTGACACTCATTCGTCGCATAGCATTTGCCATTGGTGCAGCGTGCCGGGTCACAGCGCATATTACCGTCGCGGAAGTCGAGATCGATTTGCATCAGCGGGCGCTCCGCTTGGTGATCTTGCCAGTCATGTCGGTGGACCGGACAATGCCGTCAGTCGTGATCTCGGTATCGGCCGACATGCACACGAAAACCTTAGTGATTTCGCCGGCGCGAATGCGGACGTTCACCCCGGAAATCGAGTTGCTGATATCGACCCCATTCAAAAGGACCGTACCTCTGCCGCCCATGTCCACGTTGATCTGGATATTTGATGTCATTTCTTCTTGCTCCGGAGGGCTTCGACGGTGAGGGTGATCAGTGCAAGGACCAACCCAATGAACAGCAGGACGCGCGGGGGCATTTAGGCTGCCTCCACCTGGCGCCCGCGCGTCGGCGGGAAGTTCTGGACGTTGCGGCCGATCTCGCCGTCCTGCTTGTGCAGTGTAATCGCCTGCATCGCGCTGGCGGAGCGATAGCCATGGGCGTGCGCGTAGGCGTCGCGCGGGACCGGCTGGCTGAACGACTCGCACCGCAGCGACCCAACCATCTTCTTGGTCTCGTGGTGGATGTGACCGAAGATGCACCAGCGATAGAGCGAGGCGTTCCAGTATTCCGGGTTGTCCTCGGCCATCATGATGTACATGCGGTCCGGCTTCATCGTGTGGCCGTGCGTGGCGCCGATGTAGTTGACCCCGAACAGATGGAAGTAGTGGTCGTTGTTGGCGTCCTCGGGATCGATCTGCACCCGTGGTTCGTTGGAATAGAACAGTCCGAGAGTGATGTTCAGCCACATGGCGCTGTCGCCGTCGTGGTTGCCCTTCAGGTTCTTGACGATGACGCGCTTGTGCCGCTGTAGCGCCAGATCGATCGCGGTGCGCAGCATATTGACGCCGGCCCACTTCGATTTCTGGTTACGCCCATCGACGTCAAGCTGGTGGCCGGACGCCTCGGTGACGTTGCGCTGGTTGTCGGCGTGAAAGAAGTCGCCAGTGTTCAGGATCACGCCGGTCTCCGCTGGCGGCGCCAGACCGATCAGGCGCTGCAACGTGCTGCCGACGCGCTCGACGCCGATCTTCAGGTCGTTCGATTCACCGGTTTCCTTACCATAGGCCAGCATGCCGAGATGCGGATCGACGATCGGATAATAGTTGCAGAGGTTCGAATGGGTCTCCCGCGGCGGTGGGACCAGCTTGGCGAAACCTTTATACTGGTCAAACTCGTGGTGGATGGACGCGACAAGGTCGGCGGTCTTGGTCAGATCCTCGCCGGTCTTGACCCACTCGACGATCTTGTTGCCATCGGCGTCGAGCAGCGTTGAGACGCCCTTGACGCGGTGCCCAGTTGGCAACTCGAACGCGCCACCATGCTCGGGCTTCTGCTGGACGGACTGACCAGCCGGACCATCCGACACCTGACTGATGCGAAACCCCGGCATCGCCGCCGGCGTGTCCAGTAGAAGCCCGCGCGTGGATGCTACCTTGACACGGCTCTTGAGCGTGTCATAGGGGATACCCAGCGCCCGTGCCGCCTCGGCGGTCACCATGTTGCCGGCGGCGCGGTACGCTGCAGCAGCCTGTTCGGCGAGATCGTGGGAAAGTGGGACGGCGGCCATTATGGTTTCGGTTTCTCGTCGAGCGTCTTTTCGATACGGGTCAGACGCAGGCTGATGTTCTCGAAATTGGTACGGAGCAGGTCATCGTGCGATTTCATATGGACGCCGAAATCGTCTTTGCGGATGTAATAGTCCCGTAAGTGAAACTCGATTTGCCGGACGTGCTCTTTGAGCGCGGCGATGGTCTCTCCGGTCTCCCGTGAATGCTGGTCCTGCTTATCCTCGACCTCTTTCTTCGAAGCCGTGATCGCCGCCTGTAGTCGTTGTTCGACGCCCTGGAGGTTTTTGGACAGATTCCAGCCGCCGCCGAACACGCGCTGGCCAAGGTTGAGGGCAAGCATGATCGCCGCAATGACCGTGGCGATTGTCCATGTATCGTTCATCAGTGTGGCCACACCAGCAGGGCGAATATGCCGATCACAGCGACGACAGCGACGACAGCGACGACAGCGGCGACGTTGAGCAGGTAGCCTTTCATCGTCCGTCCTTTCGCCAGCATCCGGCGTTGACGCCAGTCTGGTTGTGCTGCCTGATCTGCTGAATCGTATCGAGCGCGTCGGTATTTGCGTGGTAGCGGATTGACCGCCACCTGCCGCATCGCGCTCGCTTGGTCTCGACGCGCTGCTGGTTACTTGACAACAGCCCCGTCCCGGTCACGGTTGAACGGGTCGCTTCGAAACACGCGGCGGTCGGCAGGCACAGGACCAACAATGCGCACAGCGTCAGTGCGGTCCTGATCGGCGAGGGCCGCTTCCTTGACCAGTCCCGAGTCCCACTCGGCTTGCTTGACGGCGAGACCATCGGAGTAACCCTTGCTGTAGGTGAAGCCGTAGCCGAACGCGCAGACTACGACGACGATGGCCCATTTGCGGAGATCGGTGATTGCAGACAGAGCGGGGGGCAGTAGGATGGCGACCGCGGCGGCGCCGCAGCCGATCAGCGTGGCAAGCGTCGCGGTGCTCCAGAACAGGTGCCACGCGCTGATGATTGACCAGGCGCCGAACATCAGATTTCGTCCTTCATCAGGAGGCAGACCAGCGCCAGTCCGGTCATTACCAGCAGGAAGATGTAGAGGCCGGTGGGATCATAGGGGGTCATTTCTGCCACCATGCCTTCTTGATCGCGACGGGTGCGGGATCGGTTGGCTTCTGCGCCGGGGGCAGCCCCTCGTGCAGACCTTCAAGGCACAGGTCGCGCTCGGACTTGCGACCATCACCAATGCCCGAACGGCGCGCGACAAGGCCTTTGCGGACCATGCCGTCGCTGCGCACGTACCAGCCGGCGAACGCGTTGCAGCCGCCGCGCAGGTCGCCAGCGTTCATTTTGGCCACCATGGGGGATCGGCAGACGGCGGCCGAGCCGGCGTTGTAGGAGGCGTCGAGCAGCGATACCATGGTCTTGGCGGGCAGGGCGACCTTGATGCAGGTCTGGATCTTGACCAGGTAGAAGGGCAGGCTTTCCGCCAGCTTCTCGTCGCACTCGCGCTTGGTGAAGTGGGTGCCGACCTTGACGTCGCCAAATTCCGAGGTCTGGCCGTAGCAGTAGGTGATGGGGTGGCCGGTGCCGATCATGTCCTTCTTGGCGACCTTGTCCATTCCCTCCCAATTGGGTAGGAACGCAACGGTCGCGGCGATCACCGCGGCGGAGCCAGCCCCGAGGGCTTTTTGCTTGGTGGTGACGGTCATTCGCTGCCGTCCGCGTCGGGCCGACTCTGCTTGACGAAGCGGGCGGCGAGGGCGGCCAGGCTGGCTCCGAGCGTGGCGACGCCGCAGGTGGCGGCGAGAGTGATCGGACCGATCGGCAGGACTACCTGATAGGCCGTAATAACGCCAATTCCGGCCGTAACTGCCGCGAAAATAGCCGCAATTATGTTGAAACGCACCGACCATGCATTTGCCAAAACCCAGCGAAAGTCGTCAATTAGGCGCATAATGCAAATTAGCAGCGTTTATGCGGAAAGTCAACATAAACCGGGCTTTACGGCTTTGGGTTGCGGGACTATGGTTCCGGGCGACAGGGAGAATTACGAATGACCCATCCGCACATCCCGACTCCGCGCATGGAGCCGCACACGCCTATGGAAAGATCGCTACTAGATGATCTAGATATGACTTTGATCGACGTTCGCGCCTGCGTGACTGCGTTTATATATTCCGCTGGAGCGCTGTATGCCGGAGTGGCCACCTGGAAGGGTGTCGTCATTGCCGCAATCGTTCTTCTCGCGACGATCTTTCACTACGGCAGGCGCACACTGATACAGGGTGGCATCTTGATCATGATCCTATGGTCGGCCGTGTGGTCCGGCGCCGTCCCTCCGCCCGACAAGTGGCCCGGCGTCATGACAAGTGTGCTAACCACCGTTCGCTACAGTATAGAAATTCAACTGGAGACCGAAGTACAGATAGATATATGGATGGGGTGCGGTCTTGATATTGACCGGATCGACCCATGTATACTGATAGATGCGTAGACCGTTCAGACGATGTCGAGCGGTCAACTGAGCGTCGCCCAAATGGCCATCAGACGCATAAACCATCCAGATCATGTCGCCGATAAAGGCGATGCCGACCTGCGCCTGTCCTGCGCCGGCTGCGCAGATTTCCGGATCATAGGAAATATCAATGTCGATCACGTCGTCAGGTAGGAATTTGCTGAGATCGATGGACTGTGGGTTTCCCGGCGACGGTGGCGCCGGCTCATCGTATGCGGGATAGTCCGGCCCGCAAATTGGCATGTAGGCAAAATTCTTGAATTCCACTTCGTCTCCGACCAGCGATAGCAGTAAACTGATCTGGCTTGTGTCATTGAGCACCAGCGACATAACTGGGCAGTAATGCGTTTCTCCTGCGCTTAGTGCGGGACCAACGGCGGGCTTGCGCAAGCTGCTGCGCGTATGCATGCCGATGGTCGGTCCATAGGTCAGATAGAGCCATATGGTCGAGCCGGACGGAAAGGCAGGACCCTCGTCGCGGAAGTCGATCTGCGGACCACCGATCCCGCAAAACATATTCGATAGCGGGCAATCCGGGCTGTTGGTGAACGTCAACGACGGACCGCCATTGGGATTGCGCATCCATATCTGTTGCGCGCCGATCCTTATTGCTGTCGCCGGATAGGACGGATCGTTTTGAGCCGTCATGCCGACAGAGCCATAGCCATTGCCGCCGTCGGGAGTCCATGTAGCGGTCATTTAAGCTCCGATCAGAAGTTCAGATATTCAGTGATTATGATGACTAGCCAAACCTGCCGCGAGAGTTGATATACCCCCGAGTATGGATGGCTAAGCTCTGACTTGTCGCGGCTGCAATGACTCTGATCTGCCCGGACGTATTTGTATATATCGCGCCTTGCGCGCTAGCTACCTGTCCGGTAGCGCCAACGCTATCGAAACCTGGACTACTATTGTACGCGGAACCCGCTGCAACATCAGTCTCAATAGGGCCGCTGATTAGGATCCCTTGGCTCTGGGACGCAGGAACGATAGCCCGGAATAGTGGGCGAACATTGAACCCAGGCGGGACGCTCAATGTCACAAGCTGCGACGTCGTTCCTACCGTCGTTGAGTTAAGATCAAGCCGGACCGCTCCCCAATAAACCATATCCTCGATTTGAGAAAACGCCGTCCACTGCGCCGACCCGTCTGTCAGCATGGACCCTATGTATCGGTATAACGTATAATTCGTTGGTAGAGTCGGCGACGCCGCGCTGAGCGAGCAGATCAAATCTACAACGCCTGTATCGGTCCGTTTGATCAAGTAAACATGATACCATTGATTGTTCGCTACGGTTCCGGTATCTAGCGCACCATTTCCGGTACCAACTGCCCATGCTGATGTCGTTTTTGTATAGGTAGAAGTAAGTAGTAGCATATCTGCGCTTGTCGAATTAGCAGCGACTCCCGCTGTAATACCGAACGTCGCACTGCTTCCTGCCGTCGATAGCACTAGGCCCGCAAGATATCCGCGCATGATAGATGCGAGACCTGCATTCCTTTGGGCCTGGTTCTGCTGTGCCGCCGTCAATGATTGCGATGCGTCCGCCCGAACAGGGATACCGATATCGTTGCGGAGCGCAAACGACTGATAGTTCGTCCCATCCGACCAGATCAGCGCACCTTGATTCTGCGCTAGCACCAGTGTCGCGGCGCCGTCGATCGTGCTGGTGGCCGGCGTGATGGTAACAGCGCCTGCGCCCTTGTTCTTGACGTAGCAAGCCCATCCATCGAGGAACAGGTTCGACACCGACGCCTGCGCCAGCGAGACCGCGACCGCAGCAGCATTGCTATAGGTGACGACAAAGCCCAGATCGGAATTGTTCAGCGTGTCCGTCGTGCCGGTGACCGCGCGCGTACCGCGCATGCCATCCATGTCGTCGGCAGCATCGACAAAGCGAACCTGTGCCGTTCCGCTCAAGCTGATGCGCGACGTTCCGAGCGTTCCAGCGATGCGCGACGCAATGATCGTCGTGCGCGCCAGCGTCGTTCCGGACGCAGTGTAAACGCCGCGCCCCATTTCCCAGTTGTTGCCGTCCACGATCAGATACGAATAGGTCCGTCCGTCCATCGCGCCGGCTTCGGACGGCAGCATGAACAACTGAGAATATGCCGCACCGAGCGTGATCGGAGTCGAGTTACCGGTCGCCGCCGTGAGAACGCGAACGAGATTGACTTTATGGGACATTAGCATTCTCCGATCGAAAGGCCTTGGCAGGCCCAGGACTGATCATCCTCGTGCGGCGGCGCAGGCGGTTGCTGGGGTTGTTCGGTCGGCACGGGCCACGGTGCTTCGTTCTGGTGGTCGGTCATGGTGTTTTCTTTGATTGGAGGGCGAGATTGACTTTATGGGACATTTTAACTCCTAAGAGGCGATGGCAAGGATGCGAAGTTTGCGGGTGCGGCCGTCGATCTCAGGGCGCGGCGCGGTCACCGACACCACGGCTGCGGACGGGAAGATCGCCTTTCCGGTGGTGACGAATGGCGGCGTACAACTGATGATGACCAGTGGGCCGCGCCTGACGATGCGGGACGACGGCTCACCTTCACCGATAGAAAACTCACCGATCGACGACGATCCAATTTCGCCGTAAGGCGTGGACATCGTGATGGTGTTCGACGCTTCGATGTAGTTGCCACCGAGGATTTCAGCGGGCGTCGAAGTAGCAACAACCTGACAAGTGGCGGGGCTGATCGTAGCGCTGATCGATACCCCAGCAATGGGCGCTGTGACTGACACCACCGCCGCAGGCGGAAAGACCGACTTGCCTGCAGTGACGACAGGAGCAGATACCGTAACGGTGACTGCCCTTGCTACCGGAGCCGCAATATAGGCACCCGCACCGATTAGCGGCGCCGTGGCGGTCGCGGTGACCACCGGTGCAGCCGGTGCGGTGACCGTGGCGCTGATCTGGACGCTGGCTGCTGGAGCGGTGACGGCTACAACCGGCGCCGCCGGAGCCGTGACCAGAACGCCGCTTCGGATCGCAGGCGACGCAGTCGTAACGGTGACCGCAGCAGCAGCCGGCAGAACTGACCCGCCGCCGCTGACCAGCGGAGCCGCAGTCGTGACAGTGACCGCCGCAGCCGCCGGAACGAAGATGATGGTATCGTTTTCGCCAGTCAGTTCGCCAATGGCGGCCTGACCGATGGAGTCAAAGCCGATCATGACGCCCTACCTCGCGATTAGTAGGACCACTTGATGAGGCCGGTCGCGTCCCATACGATCTTGAAGTCCGTGGTAGCACCGGCCGACTGCGCCTGGCCGAAGTCGATGTAGATCAGCGGCTTATTGCTAGTGCTGTCGTAGACCAGTGCCGCATAGGCCGGGCCGATCGATCCGCCGGATGCCGTGACCGAAACATCGGCAGCATCGAGCATAGCGTCGTTCGTCGTGACCTGCGTCACCGCGACGCTGGTGAGCAGAATGCCTCCTAAAATCCAGCCGTTGCCAGAGACTTCCTTGGCGCCGGAGCTATCAACTGCTGCGACGGTCGTCTGCGATGCGGTGAAGGTCGCAGTTGCATCCAGCAGTTTCACCTTGAGCGTGGCGAAGGTAATTTCCAGGTTTGCAGCAAGTTTGACTGTGTGGTCGTAGAGCGTCATGGTGACGGCCATAGGGGAGTCCTTCCGTGCAAGAGCGGTGTCAGTTCAGGGGATTGGCGTTCGATGGAGACTTAGCGGTAGCCGGTCAGCGTGATAGCGATACCGGACAGCGTTGCGTCGCGCGGATTAGGCGCAATGATTGTGAGGATGTCGCTCGGCGGCGACAGCGTCGTATCAGATGCGCAGGCGAGCGTCGCGGAATTCACACCAATAGCGAATGTGATGGTCGCGAACTGGGTGCCGTTCTTCTTGACCGAATAGACGGCACTGGCGGTCGATGCGACGGTCGCATGCGCATAGCTAGCGGCGAGCCCCGCATAAAAGGTTGTCGTCTCCGGACAGATCCACTTGAGGACCGTCTCCCCGGTATCGGGGCGGTCGCTGTCGTCCATCGCCAGATAGACCGTGTCACCGCCCGCGATAATCTGCGACCACCATGTCGGACTAGTCGACGGCAGGTGATTGAGATTCCCAGCTTGAAGCGACAGATAGAGTTTCCCGCCGAATGACACGAGCGTCTGGGCGCCGTAGGTCGTTGCAGCGCTATAAGGCGTGGCATCGAACGTGACAGCACCGCTGATGCCCTCATAGACCCACAGGCCGCCCGACTTGTACCACTGCTTGCCGGTCGACGGCTGTCGCGCATACTGGCCCTCATCGCCGCGCGACGGGTCCGGGACCAGTTCATCGGGGCCGACGAACCAGAAGAAACCTTCTTTGTTCAGCGCGGCCACGAGCGTTGAGACATCCTTGGCCGCCTCCACGCCAAGAACGCGCGCCGGAAAGTTCTGCACGATCTTGTAGGGTACGGATACCTTCGCGCCGCCGCTCCACGGCTCTGGTATGGAGAGATGCGTGACGTCCGTTACGTCCGTGATCTCAATGCCGGGGTACACATCGTTGACGTAGATCGTATCGCCTGCTTTAGCGTTAGTGCCTGACCAGATCGTGCCAATACCGACAATCACGGTGTCGCCGTCCGACACAGAGACTGTGCCGGTTGAGTATGTCGGAAGAGCCATGAATTAGTCCTGCAGTCTGGAGCGAAGGTGCGGGATTGCGTCGGCGCCGTTCGGGCGAAACGGCCACGCGGCGACCATTTCAGCGGGTGTCAGTCCCTGCTTGGAGAGATCGCGCAGCACCTGGCGGTAGGTGATCCACGCTTCGCGCGTGGTACCTTTTGGAGGCGGCCTATCCCCAGCGGAAATAATCCCGTCCGTATTCCAAAGTTCTATTCCAATGACGGACTGCACTTCTCCATCGGAAGGGATACGCGCATGGCGCACTTCATCCGGAGATTTCCTGACAATCTCAAGAGTAGTCAGATCAACCTTGTCGGTTTCATGATCCGGAGGAGCGTCCATCTCGCGGCTGATCAGCAATAAACCTGGAATGACCACCGGAAAATCACCGTTGTCGCTAACTCCGATGTATCCAGTATCTGCTGAATATTGAATGTGGTATATCATCGCTTCACAACATTCACGGCAAGCACACTCTTGCTGATCGTACTGTTTCCGGATCCTCCGTTAAAATTGAACACGACCGTTATTGTGTCGATGCCACCCGATGCGACATAATCGTAAGCACCAGATAGGTTCATCCCTGCTGTAGGAACAACACTGGCTAAGGACATAACGGTACCGCCATTTATTTTCAGAGTGCCAGTATCAGCATAGAACCCGCCACCATCTGCTCTTTCAATGATGCTCGCGCACAAGGTAGCGAGCACGGTAACTGTCTTACCGGCCAGCCCCGTTGTATCTACGCTGACGTTTATGGTGCTGACATCTCCTGATAATTCAGTAGACGTCGTTTGGACTCGCGTAACAGTGACGGCATTATCCCCGATACTCAGCGACTTGACGCTGAGCGCACCGATCACACCGCTATCGGACGTGATTGATCCTGCTTGAATTTTGGCAGCAGTGACGGCCTGCGCGTCCAGTTTGATAGTCGTGATGGCGCCGGCAGCGATCGTCTGTGTAGTGATTGAGCCATCCACATACATATCACCACGAAGGGCAACCTTCGCCACACCGTTGACATTCGCCACAGTGAAGATCGGCACTGCGGCGCCTCCGGCAACCCCAGGCGCCGAGACCTGAAATTTATCTACGGTGACAGTAAAGCTTGAAACGCTAGACCCACCGTTGAAAAGCTGGAATCCGGTCGCGTAGCCATTGACATCGAGTGTTACGCCATAGGCCGCAGCGGCGTAGCCATCGAGCGTGGCGATTGCGTTCGAGTTGGCGGTGATGCTGGAGTTTACCGTTCCGAACGACGCGGAGACTGTGATTTCGTACGCAGCAAGTGCATCCTGCGTGCTGACCGCAACGGTTCGGACTTCCTCGATATCAGCCCGCGCCGTACCGGCAGTTGCGTAAAGCTGGGTCCGGACTTCCTTCTTATTGATGTCAGTTCGTGCGGTGACCTGTGAGACAAGCGCGGACATCTGTTCGAGACCCGCGTCGATCTTGTCGTTCAGGTAATCCGTGATCTCCGTAACCTGCTTTTTGACGGCAGAGTCGAAATCCTCATAGGAGAGCCGCACGTCTGGCGTGGTGACGTCCAGCCAGTCAGACGGCAGCACGTCGCGCGGCCATGAGGGGATGTACTGACCCTGTGCCTGGTATTGGAACCCTGGCAGCAGGTTCTGCGAAATGATGATTGCACCGGCCGAAAGGTAGTCAGTCCGCCCGCGGTGAACCACCACCTGGTCAGACTTGTTGCGCACGGCAAATGCAACGCCGGACACGCCGGGCATTGTGCCATCCCACGACAGCCGGATAGCTGGCCTACGGTTTCCGCCGTCTGCATCCTTGATCGTATATGGCTCGGCAAACCAATCGACGATACCCTGCGGCGATGGGCGCGGAAACACGGTCGGCCCGGTCGGGAACCCTTGGAAGTCAGTAGTATGGTTCCAGTCGTAGTCGGCTGGATCGACCTCAGTGACGTGCATGATGACGTCGAGGTTGTATTTGTCCGTGATCGCATCGACGCGGAACGACTTGTCCACGTAGCCATTGCGGACCGATGTCCACGAACCGATATCGCCAGGCTCGGCAATCCAGAATTCCGGCGGGAACGGTAGAATATGCGTGCGGGCGCGCTGTGCCTCATCAAGCGCCGAGCGCATCAGACGCTGGACTTGCGCGCTATACGGCACCATGTCGAAGGACGGGTTGGCCAGCAGGACTCGTCCACCATCCCGTGCAACCAGGTCGTCGCGCTTATATGGTGGCGCGACCTTGGAATTCCAGCCCTCTGCCGGGTAGGGATATGTCGCGGTGATGCCATTGATACTGTCAGCCAGCGCGAAGAATGGCTTGTAGGTCTGCTGCTCTGTCGACAGCAGATCGGCATCGGTCCACGAGAACGTCGGGCTATCCGGAGCGCCGACATGGATCTTGTAGAAGCCGCCGATTTCCGACAGGCGCCCTTGGCAGGCGGTCAGCAACGCCTCGATGGCGTTCGCGGTCTGTGCATTGACGTTGATCTGGCCGCCGGAGCGATATGTCGGCTCAAGACCGGACTCGCCAGTGATCGTAGCGCGGCACTTCGCGATCTGGGCAATCCAGTTCGTCGACGGCAGCCGCGAGGCCGACATGCTTTGCAGGCCATAAAGCCACTGTCCGTTGTAGCTGACACCGCGCAGCAAGTTGTAAATCTGCACAACTGGCAGGTTATCGCCGTCACCGCCCCATGTCGTCGGGTCTGACCAGCGATGAGATCCCGAGCCGCCAGCGGTCGAATCCTTGGAAATGTCGTAGAGCGGCAGGCCGGACAGCGCGAACTTGTAGGTCGGAAAGCCGGTGAACAGCGTGTCCTCGACCAGTGCCGTGCAGATCGCGTAGGTGATACCGGTACCGATGCGGGTGCTGCCCCAGGGGCGTTCTGCGCTGGCTACCTTGGCGATCAGGAACGCATCGGCGGCGGTCTGGCTGCCGTCGTAGAATGTGACCCAAAGATGGTCTTTGCCATCCTTGGCATATTGGGTGACGGGATAGCCAAGGTCCGCGTCGGGAGTCGGACCGAGCGTACACAGTTCGCCGTTGACCCAGACTTCCAGCAGAGTGCCGCCGGGCATATCCGCCAGCGCAATGACCTGCGTGAAATACGCGTTCGGCGTCTCGCCGTTATTGCCCCATGTGTTGGCATAGACCAGCGACCCCGCCGTGGCGCTGTAGCCGAGGTTGAACGAGCGCGCGACGTCGCCGCCAGCCTGTAGCGTGCCTTGTAGCGAGAAGTGGTCGGCCGTGGCGGCGTCGGATTGGGTCTGATTGCCAGACAGCGCCTTGGCGGCGTAGGACAGGCCGATCGACGTGGCGATACTGGCGACGGTGACAAATGCACTGGCAAAGAAGCCGGTCAGCCCAATGGCTGCGGCGATGGCCGTAAAAATTGCCATGTGCTAAAGCGCCTTCAGAAAATGCGTTTCAGCGACCCGGTAACCCCGGCGCTCATAGAGCTTGGCGACGATGGGATCTGCGCCCATACCTGCCATCCCAGCGAACGCGCATCCCTCTGCGCCGGCCCACGTCTCATAGGCGTCCAGCATCCGGACGGCAGCGCTGCCACGGTGCGCCGGGTCAATCCACCATACCGTCTCATTGGCCAGCCACACAGGGCCGAATGGGTGTTCGAATGCCGCCGCCATCAGGATGCCTTGCGGCGTACCGTCAATGTCGTTGACCAGGCACAGGCGCCGCGGCGAGAAATGGGAAAGGAACAGGCGTTCGGCATATACAGGGTCAAATGGAAAAACGAATCCGGTCGGACCATCTGGGCTGTCGAAGCCAGCACCAGCCCGCGAATCCTTCAGCAGCCGGATAACGTGTCCACGATCTGCGCGCATGGCGGGGCGGATCATCCGAATGCTGCCGCTCGGCCGTCTGCGAGGGTCGCCTTGTCACCTGTCGCCGTGCCCGATGCCTTACCCCAAAAGAACTGCCACCCGCCGACCACCGTGGTGTCGGCGTAGAAGTCATCGCCAGCCGCGCGGACCTTCTGGCTGGCGTCCGACCGAGTGTCCGAGTTAGCGCGGGTCATTTCCTGCGTATGGGAAATGCAGGTCAGCGTGACCGAGCCGTCCTCATCTTCTTTCGGCGTCAGGATATCGATGTCATCGATGAACCCGACGAAGCGCGGCGGCGCGGGCGCGACCAGGGTCTGCGTCGCGGAGTCATAAATACCGCGGAAAATCTGGACCTTACCCTGCTTGCACTCATAGGTGCGGACCAGATCGTTGACCCGGTCGGCGCACTGCGCCAGTGTGATCGTGACGTTCTGGACGGTCAGGTTCGAGACCAGTGGAATGTCGGAAATCTGAATCAGCGACCCGGCGCCGAAGAACGTGCGGCTGGTGGAGCCGCCGGTCTCGGGGTCGATCACGTCGACGGTCGTTTGCCCGACGTCTGACCAGTAGCCGTCCGTCACGGCGGCTCCCGTGGTGCGGTCCTTGACCTGCAACCACAAGAAATCGCGCAGTTCGAGACTGCGAGCCTGCAGAGCGGTGTAGACTTCGGACGAAACTGTGCGGGTCATGCTAATATGACCTCGCGCGTCCGAACAATGTAGGGGCTAATTCACGCCTAGACCGAACATGCCACAGGTGACCCCGAATGTCAACTTGCCGCAATTATGCTTGCAATTGGCGTCACACCGCCTGCACGACCTTGAACGTCACAATCGAGGACGTGTTGTCGTTCATCTTGGACACCAGCGATCCCGGCTGTAGGCAGAACAACCCGCGCGGTTGCTTCAGGCGCACTGCGGCGCCTGCGGTCCAGCCCGGCCGGATGAACGGACGCACCTCGAACTGCGCGGTCGTTCCCGAGCCGTTGGCGGTGACTGCTTCCATGACCTGGTGCAGCGCCCGGCCGCCGGTGTAGTCGAATGATAGATAGCAGCCGACTGAAAGCTGCATCCCGGCGTCCAGCCCCGACAGCGCCAGCGCCTTGTTGTTGGCGTTGACTGACGCGATCACACCGGTGTCGCCAAACGCGCCGGTCGGGTAGGCACGGGGGTACTGCGCCGCTGCGCGCATGTCGCCAGCCTCGAACAGGTTGGTGACGCCGTCGAGGCTATTCATCATGGCTTCAAACACCAACGCATCGGCATTTGGCAACGGGACCGTGGTGAAGTCGCCAGTCCAGATTTGTGACCCCAGCGACTTGCCGATCGACCGCCCGTAGGCGGTACGGCTCAACTCCTGCCGCTGCAGCATCTGCAACGGCGCAGTGTCGGCGGAGAAGTCGACCGCTGTCATGATGTCGGTGCGGGGATAGGTGATGGTCATTTGCGTTGCCCTGATGCTTTGCGGCTCGCCGCGCCGACATTATCCACGAACGCCGGGGACTTGACGAACCCGGTCAGCGTGTCGCTTGCCGCCTTCTGCGACATATTCTTGACGTAGGCTTGCAGGTTGCCGTCCTGATCGATCGACACACCAACGTCGACCTTGACCGCCGTGGTGCCGCCACCGCCCGAGCCGCCGGCCGGCGCCGCGACGCGGTTGGCCATGGCCATCGAAACGTCATGCGGGATGATCTGCGTCCCGCCTGGCAGATTCATGATCTCGCCGCCCTGCTCGTTGACACGGGTCAGACCACCTTGCCAGTTGTCCGTACCGGCCGCGTTGGCGCCGATCAGCGGAGCGCCGCCGACTGATGTGCCGCCTACAGCACCGGATATTGATCCGTTGGCATTCAGCGCGCCGCTGGTGTCGCCACCGAGTCCCAGTAATGAGAGCAGCCCGCCACCACTTGACCCACCAAGCGCGTTCTTCCACAGGTTCTGCGCGGCCATGTCCATCAGTTTGGATGACAGTGCATTGAGGGCGGACACCCCGGACGCCTTGAGCGCGTCAAAGAACGTCGCGCCGTTGGCGATCTGCTGCTGGAACGTCTGCATCGGGCCGCGGACCAGCCCCTCAAACGCAAATTTCATGGTGTCGGCATTTTGCGCGGCCTGACCGAGCGCAGACGCTTCGGCCTTGATCTGCGCGACATTCTCAGGCGTTAGGGTGCGACCGTTGCGCCGAGCGTCGTTGATGGCGTTCTGCGCGGCGGCGTAGGACGCGGCCTGACCGACCGACATGCCAATTGTATCGGCTTCAACTCGCATAGCGTCGGTGCTGGCTTTGATCTGGGTAATACCCAGCGCGTTCTCAGATGCCAGCCGCTTCAGCGCGGCAACCTGCGCATTGGTGATGCTGACCCCGCTGAGGCGGGCAGCCTGCACCTGCAACTCGACGGCGCGCACTGCGTCCTGCGCGGTCGCGGTCTGTCCGAGCAGCCCCAGATGCTGCTGTTCGAGACTGATCTGATGCTGCAGAACGGCGGGGTCGATGGTCTTTTTGCCGGCGGATTCCTGACCCGCCCCGGTCCCCTTATAGAAGTCGTCAATGTTGGAACTGGCGGTGAGTTTACTGCCGTTGCCATCGGCGATCGCATTACGCAGGATGTTCGTTGGCACATTCTTGCCGATGCCGGGGAGCATCATGAGCAGCGAGGTGCCCTTGCTGCTCAACCCGTCGAGCCAACCCGCGATGTCCACGATGGCGCTCTGCGCGCCAGACTTGAATTTCTTCCAGCCGGTATCCCACGCTTCATCGAACGCGCGCGCCTTGGCGACCATTTGACCTTCAGCGGAGTTGCCAAACTTGATAGCTTCCTCGGTTGCCTTCTTGATCCCCTCGCTGCCTTGCGAGAGGTAGCGGACCCACTGCATCGTCGCAGGTAGACCCATCGATTGCAGGATCTGCAGCCGCTGCTGGTCACTGCTGGCGTTCTTGATCAGATCCGCAGCCTTGCCCAAGTAGTCGTTGAAGTCCTTGGCATGGACATTGTTGGCTCGGAACGTGGTCGCCAATTCCCCCATGCCGTGCTGCGCGTCGTAGACGGACGCACCAAGTTTTTCCATGGCCTTCAGGAAATCGGCGGTGTCGATCCCCTTGAATGCGGCAGCCTGCTCCAACCCATGCAGCTTGTCCGAAGTGATACCGATGGCGCGACTGGTGTCGTCGAACTGCTTTGCCATGTTGGCGACGGACGAGATTGCCAGGTAGCCGGCGGCGCCGACCGCAGCGAGTCCTGTGATTACCAGTGCGGTTGGACTGAGTAGTCCAAGCAGCGAACCGGCGGCGGATTTGAATGCACCGGACAGACCGCCGCTACCCGTAGCCGCGTAGGACAGGTGATTTAACTGCTGCGCAAGCGCCTGACTAATTGGCTGACCACTGGCCATTGCCTCCACGAGTGAACGCATAGAATGCTGTGCGGCCATGGCTTGCGACGACAAACCGACATGCGCATGCCCGAGATCGTCGGTATGTTTTGCGGCAGTCGGAGCGGCAACTGCCAAGCCATCAACCGCATCGGACATCTCGACGACCGATTCAGTCGCAGTTTTCCCGGTGGCGGTGACTTTGGTAGCAGCAACAGACGTGTCAGTGATAGACTTCGCCACCGCGGGCATCGTGGTAACGACCTTGCGGGCGGCGGCGTCGAGTGCAGAGGTTTCGACTGATGCCGGCTTGACGGCTTTGACGAACCCGTCGACTGCGACCGCAGCGTCCTTACCACCCTTGGACACCGTAACAAGTGCGCTACCGGCATCCTTGGCTGCGTCGACGACGTTCTCGACCGCGACAACCGCCGGCTTGGCAGCAGCAGTCAGGCCGTCAAGTGCAACCTTTGCTTTGGTGACCTGTGAACTGTCAACGGCAAGACCAAGCGTTGCGATGTCGGCCATTCAGGTGGTTCCTTATCGCATACCAGGCGGCGGCGTCGCTGCAGCACGAATTACTGCAAAGATCGATTGACCTGACGGGGACTTGGTGGGTTCTGGCTCGGGGCTTGGCAGCAGCGCGATCCCGTGGATCCAGCGCAGTTCTTCCATGTGACCAATATACGCTAGTTCGATCGTGGAAATGGTGGTGTCGAGCGTCTCGCGCTCGGTCCACTTCATGATACCAGTTCCGATCTGGAGCAGCCTGTCGAGGTAAGCCGACAGGCTTAAGCGTTTCCCGAGTCGGCCTTGGTGTCCGGCGTCCATGGCTTCGGCTCACGGCCGCCAGCCGACATCCATATCAGATATGTAATCGCGTCCTCGAATAGTGAGTCCATACCGGTGCTGAACACGGCGTCCTCGACGTCCTTGATCTCCTTGCCGAGGCCGGCAGCGATAACCGCGGTGATGGCGTCGAAATCGAACTTCTTGATCCGCTGAATCGCTTCGACATAGCCGCCGAAATAGCCGTTGATCTTCTTGGCGGCGCCAAGGGCGAACCGCAGCGTCTGGGGCGAACCGTTCAGGGTGATCGTGACGCCTTCAGTGCTGGCTGGCATGCTGCGGTTCCCCTAGAAGAAACCCCACCGCGCGCCGGACTCCGACACCGTGGGTACTAGGGGCGACTTGCATCCCCAGCGGCAGATTGCAAACTATCCGTTTAATTGCGGAAAGTCAACCCAGCACTATGGCAAATGGGCCGTCTCGGCGATGGAGCCGGACTTGATCTCCAGCGACGCCTTGGCCATGATCACGTTGTCCGGACCGCCGCGCTCGGTGGTATAAGACATGACCTTGGCCTTGAACGTGATGCTCGAACCGACTGGGATCGTGGTCATGGTGTTGCCGACACCAGCGCTGCCCGTGGTTGCGACACCGGTGCCGGCGGTCGCATTCACCAGCGACGTGGCGATGCTGAAGGTATTGGCCAGCAGTGTGGCACCCGAACAGACATAGTAGGTCGTTGCGGCAGTGAGGCCGGTGGGCAGCGTGCCGGCGCCATTGGCGAACTGAACAGCGGTACCGGCGGCGAGGCCGTGGGCGGTCAGCGACACTAGGCCGGGCGTGGCGACCGAGATGCCGACTGTCGAGGTGGCCGGGGCCACGTCGTCGTTGTCCACGACCTTGAAGTTGTAGTCGAAGTCGGTGTCGCGGGCCAGCAGCAGGGCAGCCTGACCCTCGTCGGACAGATCCTTGCCCATCGGGATGGTGACGGCGCCGTCGTCATAGGAACCCTTGAATTTCTGGGTGCCACGCGAGGACAACGGGTTGTATTTGACCGTCGCATAGACGCGGCCGAATTCCGGAATCGAGGTGACTTCGCCCACTGCGGTGTAGGTATCGGTCGCCGAGTTCGAGGCGGTGGTGCCGATATAGAGCAGGGCACCTGCTGCGGTGGAAACGCCAGTCGCGGTCATATTTGATAGCTCCTCAGTTGGTGATGACGATGTATGGGATGCTCACGGGAAACCGAACCCACGGTGCATCCTTGACCGCGGCGGCAATGGTGGGAATGTCGTTGCACTTCACCCAGAACCGTCCCCCAACGACTGGGATCTTGATGCCGACCGGGAAGCGGGCGGAGATCAACGAGGCGAGCCGGATGCCGGGCGCTTCGCCCTTAGCGTCGGGGGTCACTGCATCCACCTGGAACACGCCGCGATAGATGTTCGAGCCGGTATTTGCCAGGGACGGGTTGTCCGGCGCGGCGCGCAGCATCGGCCGGGCATCGATGTAGTTGGTGCCGACCACAGGCACGAACGTGACGAACGGATACGCAATAGCGGTGGGTGGCGTAGTGATATTCGGCGATGCAAGTTTTGCGAACATCGCGTTCTGAATCAGGATATCGACCGGCTCTGTCACTTGGGTACCTCGTTGACGGCTTTGGTGACGACCGCGCCATATTCCTGCACGGTCAACCGCACCATGCCGGCCGGCGCCTGCTTGGAATGGCCGTATTCGAGTGCGCGGGCGTATTCCAGATTGTTGACCAGGTAGATGATTTGCCCCGCGCGCAGCCCGAGTGTTGCGGCGGTTGCCTTGGCGATCGTTGCTGACCCGGCCTTGTCGTCAATGGTCAGTGTGCCTGCGGGGATCGACCCGATCGCGACCTGCCAGTTGCCGCGGAATCTTCCGGTGTCGACTGGGCTTTTCAAAATGATGCGGTGGAACAGGTCCAAAGAAATCTTGCGGATGACCAGATCGACGTTGCCATTCGCCTTTGCGACCCACTTGGCGATGTCGAGATCGAAGCTGCCCAGCGCCACCGCATCAGGTCCGAAGCTGGAGGATGTAGACGACTGACGTGCCGGCCGGATATACCGGTTTACTGTCGATGATGCGATAGACCTTGCCGGCCGTGTCGACCACCTGGTCAAACGGCGTCGGCTCAATGGCAGCCGCCAGCAGCGGACCCATCGCCAGATACCCGAGGCGGTCGGTGCGCAGAATGTCGGAATTCTCGGCGAACGCCGCGTACCAGCGCGTGATATTCACGATTGCGCATTTGGTCGGGTAGTCGGTGACGGTCTGCGTCGGCTCGGACGCGCTACCCGAGTCGACCGCGCGCCGAAGCTGCACCGTCTGTCCGAACTTGGTGATCAGCCTGTCCGCGGTGGCACGAATGGCTGCGTAGTCGAATATGTCGCTCATCAAAAACCGTCCGAAATATGTTGCGGTATTTCGGACATGTCGACAACATCGGTTCGACCATGCCAACTATCCGAGCAGAAATGAATGCGACCTTCGGTTATGACATAGTGACAAACGCGCTCACCCTTACCGTCCTGATAGAACGTTTGTCTAAAGCTGGGTGAAAACGTCGGCTTTTCCGTGTTTCCATTAAATGTCCAACTGTCTGGCAGCGGGTGCATCTCTTCGCAAGAAGGGCACCAATGAAAGAACTGCGTCTGACCGCGTCGCAGCACTGCGCTGACCGTGCTCAAGACCGCACCAGCGGCACGGCTCCGGTACCCTGTCCGGGGAACGATATGACGAGGCCGCGAAGCAGACCCTCGACTACCAGGAAGCGGTCGACCACCGAGGCGCCGTCCATGTAGACGGTCTCGGTTTCGAGCACATCGACCTTGTCGCGCTGGCTTTTGATCAGGCCGCCGCGGACCAGGCGCGGCTCCAGCGTCACGCCGGCGACGTAGAGCAACGCCACTTCGCAGACCGCGTCCTTGACCTGCTGCGGCACTGTCGCGATCGGAATCGGCCAGCCATTCAGGTCAAGAAGCTGCTGGGTGTAGCCGCGATAATAGCCGCGCAGACCGTCGACACGCGGCCATGCTAGCGACTGTACCTGGAAAGAGTTGATGCCCATCCACCGAGCGCGGTACTGGTTATCGAGGTAGGCGGTCGAGCGGCGCAATGCCACCTCGCGCGCAGCATCGTCAGCGAGCGCCGCGAAGGTGGTCTCCCCACGCTTGGTGAAATAGGCAGCGGCTTCAACGAGGCTAACATAGCTGTCTGCGTTCGGATCGCCCGGCGTGGTGACAAGGGTCATCAGAAATCCTTCGGATCAAAGCCGTGAATGCGACAGACCTGCGCGGCCCATCGGCGGAAGGCTGCGCCATGCTGCACACCCGACCGGCACGCTCCGGCCTGTCGCTCGTGAACGTGAATCATCTCGTGTGCCATGGTGGCGAGCAGCGTCTGGGTGTCGCGGACCGGCGCGCAGGAAACTGCAATCAGGTGGTTGTTCCCGTTGACCGTGTACCAACCGAAGTGCGTGGCGGTTCGCGCAACCTTGAAATCGACGTCGTCGGCGTCTGGCAAGTTCCAGCGACTGAACGGCGGCGTCTCGTTCAGGAACGCATATGCAGCGCGAAGGGTATCTCGCGTGAATACGAGATACCCCATCGGATCATTTCCTTACTTGGCGGCGATCGCCGCTTCGATCACTTCCAGGGCCTGCACCTTATTCTCGACCGCGCGGCCGGAAACAGCGAAGGCGATGTCGCGCAGTTCCTTCGGCGACTTGTCGCGCCAATTGGCCGGCAGGTTGTCGAGAGGGCCGGCGGGCGGCAGCGGGGGCGGCGGAGGAAGGGCCGGTCCGGGCGGGGGCGGCGGCGGGGCGTCGTAGCGTTCGTGACCCTTGGCTTCGTCGAAGTCCTCGGCATTGATCTCGACGAAATCACCCTGCGACGAGTGCGAGGGTTTGATCTTGATGGTCGCGCAAATCATTTCAGTCTCCGGTTGGAAATATGGACTCTCTGATGGGCACCGGGCGCAAACCCGATGCCCACTGACAATCCGTATAAATACGGACAGTTTACGCGCCGAGAAGGATGCCCGAGTGTTCCGGCTTGATGTTCTTCACACCCCATGCCGCCGAAATCTCGTACTGCATCTGGCGATACTGCGCGTACATCGCGATTTCGAACGCGAAGCCAGTGACAGGATCGACCACAGTCTGGCGATCGATGGCCAGATCGCCGCCGTCCGGCAGGGCCGGCATGCGGGCAGCGAGCACGATCGCGTTCCGGCTGAAGAACACGTTGCGCGAACTGATCGCGACCACGGTGATCGCCTTGGTGGCGGCCGACATGGCAACCTGGAGGCCCGGCGCTGCGATGGTCAGGGTGCCGCCGTTGGAGACGTCGGTGTCGCCGGAGACCACCAAGTATTTGTTGGTGTCACCCGCGAAGGTCACGATGTCGCCAGCAACGAACGTACCGGTACCGGCCGAGGCGAGCGTGAGGACGGTTGTGCCGACAACGTAGCCAGTGGCGTCCGTGGTTGCGCTGGCCGCGGTGCCGATCGCCGGACGCTTGATCTGCGCCGACTCGCGGATATCGAAGCCCTGAAGCTGCTGGATGATGCCCTGCCGCAGCATGACGTCAGTGCCGGCTTCATTGACGCGGTTGAGCGTCGGCAGGGTGCGCATCTTGGCGCCGGCGGAGGTGTTCAGGATCATGTGCCGATCGAACAGCGGGGCGCCGTTGTCGGTCAGGATCTTGTTCGACTGCGCCAGGTCTGAGAAGTCCGAGGCGAACGGGTCGGTGGTCGCGGTGCCGTAGGCGCGCGAGGTCGTGAGATGCAGGTCGGCGAGGTCGGATTCCATCTCGTTGGCCAGCGTGCGGAGCGCCTGCGCGATCTGCTGCTGCTGGATAGTCAGGGAACCGGGACCGCCGTTGTTAAGGCCGCGGGTCTGTTCACCGTTCCAGCGGAACGGCACGCGCCGCGCCTTGGTGATGGTCAGACTGACGTTGCCGATGGTCTGGTCGCCGTCATCGGGCGGGGTCACGCCGGGGGTGATGTCGGTCGCGGTCGCCGCAGGCGCGACGAACGAGCGAACGACCTGACCGACAGCAGCGCGTTCGGTCGTGGCGTCGCGCATGACGGCCGGCAGAAAGCCGACAGCTTCGCGCGAAACGACGTCGAGAGCGGAATAGACGTCGGGGATCAGGTTGGTAAGGGTATTGGCCACTGAGTGGTCTCCTCAAAATGCGGCGGCGCCGCGGATGAAACAGGACGCCGCCGGAATGGCGGGGTCGATTTAGTCGACGAGTTTGTGGGTCTTGAGCTTGGCTGCGTGTTCCTGAACAGGCAGCGCAGCCAGTTCGGCCCGCGTGATGATCTTTTCACCGGATCCCCCGGCATCCTTTCCGTTCGGCTGCTTCCCGCCGCCGCCCGCGCCCGTTCCTTCGAACAGGGACGGGTAATTCTTCTTGGTCTCTTTCACGAGATCGTCGAAGGTCGCCGCGCCATCGGCGCCATTGCCGGCCATCGGCGTCTTGCCGTCTGCCTGCGTGATCTGAATCTTGCGTTTGCCATCCACGGTTTCGAAATGGATGCGCTTGCCGAGGCGTTCGGTCAGGAGGTCGACACCTTCCGCGGTCGCCTTCTCCTTGGTCAGTGCGCCCATGACGCTGGTCTCGATAATCGCAGCGCGCTCGGACGCGCGGGCGGCCTGCAGTTCGGTTTCCAGGGCAGACTTCTCGCCTTCCCACTTGGTCTTGTGCTGACCGAGGATGGCGTCGAAGTTACCGGCCTTGCGCGCGGCTTCCTCCTCGGCGGTCGCCTGCGCGGCGATTAGTGTGGAGATTTCATCCGGTGACTTGCCCAGCGACTTCCAGGCTTTGGTCTGCTTCTCCAGCAGTGCGCGGGCTTCGCGCTCGGACTTCAGGGCGTTCTTGAGGCCGCCGGTATCTTCCAGCCCTTCGACGTTCAGGTGAAACTTGCCGTCCTTCTCCGTGTATTCGGTGCGGAGCGTCTCGGGAACGGATTCGAGTGAGTCAACAGTCAGGGCCAAAGCCATTTGCAGCATCTCGCTGTTAGAACCGGCGTCCCGCCGGCAGGGTTACTTCTGCGCAGCCTTGGCGCGCAGTTGTTCGGTGGTGAGGGGGCGCCCGTTCTGGTCGAGCAGGTCGCGCACTGAAATCTTGCCGGCGCGGTAGAGTTCGGCCTTGCCCTTGCCCAGCAGCGTGTCCTGACGCTCGGGTGATTGTTTCTTCAGCCACTGCGCGAATGTCTGTTCGGCCGGCACTTGGCCGTCCATGGATGCGCGCGTCGTGTGCGGCACCTCGTCCATGTCGATACCGAGATCGCGCCAGCTTTTGAGGACTGGCACGCTGGTGGAGCGACAGCCCCAATGCAGCTTGCCCGGTCCCTGCAGCCATGGTGGGCCGCCGTCTTTGGCGGCGTGTCCGTCATCGCAGGAGTAAGTGTGGCCGTCGCGTGCGAGGCACATGATAGTCGTTCGGGTGTCTAACGTCGCAGACCACTTCAGCGCTGCGATCAGGTCTGTGTTCTTCGCGTACATCGCCTCGCGTGCGGTGTTCGCTGCCGTCTGTACCGAAGAGCGTACCAGGCGTTCCGCACTGGCCCGGCTGACGTCCATTGTCGCGCGGGCGCGTTCGATCAATTTTGAATTCGCTTCGCCAATACCGATGCCGGTTCGCATCTGGTCGGTGAAGCGTTCGGCCAGGCCACCGGCTTGCCGCGCCCACCAGTCCTTGGTTGGGGCGCCTTGAATGAGAACGTCCGAGACCAGTGTGCTTAGGAATTCGCGGGTGACACCGGCGTCGGCGAACGATACCCGCATCGATGTGTTGAGTGCCTGACCAGTCCAGGTCGCCTCGTGGTCGGCAACTTCGCGGATCTCACTGGCCATCAGCGTGGCCACGTCGCGGTATGACGCTTTGATCGTACCGCGGATGATACCGAGCAGTTCGGTCAGGCGCTTGCGCTGCTTTGCCCCATCCGGCGTTCCGGTCGGGTCAACCTTGGCCAGTGCCGCGACGATGTCGCGTTCAAGCTGGTCGATGAAAACCAGTACCTTGTCGCGGGTACCGGCCTCCAAGCGGATCAGGTCAAGTGCCCGCTCCATATAAAGGTCGATCAGCCGTTCGTTGGTCGAGAGATCAGTCGGCAGCGTTGGTAGTGTCGGCAGGAGCGGGTTTGCCACTGTTCGCTCCTAGATCCATTGCGGTGCTGTTAAGTTCCGGCGCCTCAGAGGCGAGGCGGTCCTTCTCGACATCTGCGTCGAAGTTGTCGGCGAGGATGTCGCGCCGCTTCATTTCAGCCCAGAATGTTTCCTTGCTGATCTTGCCGGCGACGGCTGCCTGCAGCAGCAAGGTGAGGTCGATGCCCGAACCGGTGCCGACGCCGAAGTCCGTATTGACGTCGATCGATCCGCCGCGGTCGTCACCGTCCTCGCCGGCTTTCGGCGCGGGCTTTGGCAACTGCAGGTAATCGGCCATCATACCGAATGCGCATTCGAGCGCGTCACCGAGCGCCATGGCCATCATAGCCAGCGGCGAGTTCTCCTTGGCTTCGTCGCGCACTTCACCGGTGGCGGTCTTGCCGCCCGGCTGCGGCATGATCAGTTGCAGACCCTGCACCTGCATCTGAAATTCAAGATCCTTCAGGTCGTCGCGGCCGGACGCAATCGCCGCACCGGTGTGCTCGACCCATGCCAGCTTGGCGTTGACGTCGCTCGACCGCACCATGGTGTTGGCGCCGATGGCGATGGTGTCGTCTGAACTGAAACCGGCGCCGAACAGGATCGGCACGCGCGCGACGTGCAGGATGTTGCGCTGGTCGCTGGACGACTGCCAATGCGCGACGTTCAGGTCCGCCAGATCTTCAAGCGGCGGCTCGCCGAGCATGAACCCCGTGCGGTTGATATAGACCGGAACGAGCGGGATATAGGTGAGACTGGTGGTGCCTTCCTCGAAAAGCTGCCACTCCTTACGCCCATTGGAGACTTCCGCCTTGCGCCATATCGCCCAAGTGCCGGGTTCGAGCATACGGATTTGCTCGACCGTGGTCTCGCAGAAGTCGCCGTCCGGGATGGTCGCGTCCTCGCGGATACGCACTTGCGTCAACGTCACGACGCCGTTGACCAGGGTCGACTTGAACCCGATCAAGTCCTCCGCCTTGATGTGGACAAGGTAGGGGCGGATCGCCGCGGCCTGTTCGTCGGCCACGGTGACGACGCTGCCGTCCGGCTTCGTGAGCGCCGGTGGCATCTCGACCAGGATATAGTTGATGCCGGTCTGCATGCCGTCGAAGAACACGTCGCGGCCGAACACGTTCAGGTGCCTGCCGGCGAGGTCGATGTTCTCGGCGAGCATCTTCAATTCGTCCGGAACATCCTCTTCGATGGTGATTTCGCGCTGAAATACCTTGCCAGTCATGTCCTTGACGGTCTTGCGGAAACCGTTGAACAGGGTCGAGCGGAACAGGCGCGCGGTGTAGGCGGCCGGCGTCTCGGCAGGTTCCTTCGGCAGCCATTCAGTAAACTGTGCGTTGCCCACGGCGCGGGCGCCGGCGGCGCGCATACCGCGCGTGCCCTGCATCAGAGCACGCGGCAGCTTCCACAACTTCATCAAGCGGATATGGTCGTCGCTCGGCGTCGCGACAGTCTTGTTCGAGGCAGAAGCGGAAGGTGCGGCAGCGGCGGGACCGCCCGCGGCCTTGGTGGCAGCGACCGTCTTTGCGTAGTCGGTCATATGCCAAGTGCTCCGCTTGTGGTCGTGGTCGCGCGCCGCACGTTCTCGACGGCGTAGCGCGCCGAGTCGATCGTGTGGTTCTTCTTGTCGTCGAGGATGTTCGTGATCTCGTCCGTATGCGGATCGATCTTGAACGAATAATTCTCGAATTCCTGTGCGACGTGGATGCAATCCGGGTGGATCACGATGTCGTAGGACTTCAGAAACTCAATGCCTTCCTCGATGCTGCCGGCGCCCTTGAGCGCGGCTTGCACTTTACTGTAGCCATGCCGCTGCATATAGCTGATGGTCTCGGGTCGGGCGCTATCCGAAATGAACGGAACGCGCTGTCCGAGCGATTGCCAGTTCGGGTCGCGCTGCCGCCGGGTTGGCGTGTGTGTTGGGTCGAGCCGGTCGAACAGCGCCGGCGTGCGGTCGATCTCGCAACCAATCGCCCAAACCTCGCGCCAGAAATACAGCGTGCGACCGATGATGAAACAGATAATTCCGACAGTCGGATCCTGCGAGAAACCCCAGTCCGCGCCGCCATACAAGACGGTGCCCATCGGCGGCGGTTCGAAATGCTCGACCTTCCAGTTCTTGAACACCCGAGACTGCGAATTCTTCTCGTATTCGCCAAGCCAGACATGGGCGTACATGTCGCGGTCGCGACGGAAGTCGTAGTCCTTTTCTTCGGGGAGTTCCGTGTCGTAGAACCACGGGTTATCTTGCCAGTTGGCGCGGACCAGGTGCATCCGCGGCGGCGGTGTCCACTCGCCTTTTGCCTTCAGTTCCAGCGAGGCTTTCGAGTTGCCGCGCAGGAAGTTGTCGACCGGGTCATCCGCCTTCTTGGGGTTCCACGAGAACCATAGTTCGGAGCCGGGTTTGCGCAGGGTAGGGCGCAGCAGCCGCAACGATATCTGCGAAAGCGTCTGCGCTTCCTCTGTCCACGCGACGTCGTAACCTTCCAGTGACTTGATGGAGTCGGCCGTGTGGTTCTGCATGCCTTGGAAAATGATCAGGCCGCCGCCGGGCGTCTTGATCTCTGCCTTCTGGACGTCGAACAAGTGGCCGACACCAAGCGCCTGGATTTTACCTTCGATGGTTCGCTTGGCGGACTGCGCTAGCGACTTCTGCACCTCGCGGATGCAGACTGCGTGGGTGCCGGGCTTCTGGACACACTTGCGAACCAGCTTCTCAGCGAAATAGTGCGACTTGGCCGAACCACGACCACCGAACGCGCCAACGTAGCGACCGGGCCGGTCGAGCGGCGCGAACACCCGCGCCATGCCTGTGTCGATAATCCGTCCCATCAGACTGTGGCCGGCTCGGGCGGCTTGGGGTCGATGTAGGTGACCCGGATTTCTTCGATCTGCTCGGCGGCTACGGGTGCAGCGCCCGGCTTGGTCTTGCTGCTTGCGCCGATCGCACCTTGCTCCTCGGCGATCTGCCGCAGGACTGCGCGCTGCTCCCCGAACTGGTTATTTCCAGCGTAGAACTTGGCCTGATTGGACAGTGCGATCAGGCGAGCCTGCTGTGCGGCGAACGGCGCCGAATCGGGGTCCGCCAGCACGCGCTTGCGGGTATCCATGAATAGAGTGTGCAGTTCGAACGACTGCGCGGCGTTGTCCGGGTCCAGCGCCAGAATGTCGTTTTCGTTGCAGGATGTGTCCGGAAACACGGCGGCGAAGGCTGCGGCGATGGCGCGGGGCGCCTCGAATGCTGCCAGCTTGCGGACGATGAAAGCCTTCTGCGCGGCGGTGTGGCTGTTACGGACGGTCGGAGGGGCCATACAAAATACGAAGCATCCCGCTCCGTCCTTCCTCCGCCAAGAGGCAGCGGCAACATCAGCAAGGGAGCTTCCGTCCAACGTGTTGTTCCGCGCCTCCTGACGCCTCACTGTGTGAGGGTAGGACTGACCGGCACGCTCGTGGCGATCCCCCAGCAGGCTGCCACGCCTCCGCACCTTTCGGTGTCCCTTGCTAATTGAACTCGGCGGCGCTCGTTTACCAGACTGAGCTACGGGATGTTTGCACCCCGGCAGGACTTGAACCTGCGACCTCCGCCTACCTCTTGAGTGTAAACACTCTCGTCCGAGGCCGGCTTTGCGACGCGAGACCCTAAATCATAGTGGCGGTCTGTCGCGCTACGCAGCGTCGGGCGGGAGTGTTGGGGCCGCTTTTGCACGCCTAACCCGAACATGCCACAAGCGGCCCCCGTTGTCAACTCTCCGCAATTATGCGGTTAGTCAACGGTTCCAAGTGCGTAGCGGATACCGGTGCGGATGTCGTCCACCTGCTTCAGGTCGACATTCGTGGCGCCAGCAGCACGCTGGTCCGTCATCCAGATGCCGACCAGTTCGTCCTCGGTGGGGCGCGGCATTTCGTCGGCCACGCGCGCAAGGAACGCTCGGACGGCTTTCAGTGTGCCGATTCGTTTGCCGCCAGCAGTGACCAGCGGCTCGCCGTCCTTGTCGTGTTCCAGTCCGACTGACCAAACGGTATCGTTACCGGTCGGATCGGCTGCGTGGACCTTGTCGGTGTCCGGTGTCGCTTTGGGCTTGGCTCGGGTGGTCATGCTGCTTCCTTTGCTGTGGTAGGTTGCTTCAGTGTGAGGCGCCAACTCCCCGCGCCGCGGGGGACGTTTCCGCGCAGCGCCGCGAAGTGCCGCAGCGTCACGATCAGGAACTTGACGGCGGTGCCCTTGCGCGTCCGCTGCGCCGTGTCGATGGCGCGCAGGCTGCGTTCCATGAACAGCACTTGCTGCGTCACCAGCAGCCCCTTGGTGCCGGCCAGGTCGGTCCGCCATTGCTGGTAGCAGCGCATCAGGTCGGACTGGTGCGCGGCGAAGTCGTCGGCAGCGTCCGGACGCGGCGGGGGCGGCGGCACGTCCATGTCGGGGTCGCGCGCCGAGAGGATGCCCGCGCTGGCACGGTACGCCGCCAGGATATCGTCCGCTGCGGTGAACGTCCAGATGTCCAGGTGCCGCTTCAGCCGTGAGATCGGCGACTCGGGCATCCGCTTGCTCGGGATCGCCTTGCCGTTACGGCGCACCTCCGCCATGTACTTCTGATGCGCGCGGCGTTGTTTCTTCTCCTGCGCGGTCTTTTGGGCGGCGAGGCGTGCGTTGTAGGTCATCGATAGACCTCGAACCAACGCATCCCGATCCCGCGTTCCCACTGAAACGGATTGAAGGAGACCCACACCCGATGCGTGTCACGCTCAATCTGCAAGTGCCAGTACCAGAACCGGAAATTGAGAATTAGGTTGCTCATCCGATCACCACGGCGGCACCGAGCAGCGCGGTCCGACTCTTGGAGCGCGGCGGAATGCCCCCGACCATATTCGATCGGACGCCATACGTCCCTGCCGTGATGCCGGGCAGTTCGTACTTCTCGACCCGGATGCCGAGGTAGCCGCGCGAGGTCCAGTAGTCGGTGATGACTCGGACGATGGCGTCGGCGCCGCTGCGCGTAAAGAAGTTGGAATAGTCGGAGAGGTCGGTGGTGGAAGCCATTAGACTGCCCCCGTGCGGGTCAAGTCGTTGAGGCGTTCGATCGCCTTCGAAGCCGCACGCGCGGTACCGGCGAGACGATCAATAGCCGCAAGGGCATCGGGCACTTGGTTGGTGTCGACGTTGATCACCATCGTGGATGACTTGGTGGGCGCGTCCTGTTGCTCAACAACCACGAAATCGATATTGCCGATTGATAGGCGTTCGGTTGCGCGGTTATACCCGACGCTACGCAACCAATCCGCGACCCGTGCCTTACCCGAACCCGCCGGTCCCGAGATAGTGACCGTAACCGTCTGCTTTGTCATTTGTGCATTCCCTGGTTGGTTGATGCACAATGTCGCCGTTTATGCGGAAAGTCAACATAAAAGTGGAGGTGCCTAACTGTCACCCTCCATCCGCCGATGCAATGCTATTGCGTCATCCAGGCTCATCGGACCTTTCGGACGCGTCGCATGGACAAATCGACGGCGCAACTCTTCTCCTTCGGCGCGCAGATCATCCGCCAAGGTAATCGGCTCGTCACAATAGTCCGCGCCCTTGGCAACTTCGCTCCACTCAACTACTCGATCGGGAAACATCTGGCGCATCAGTTCAGCGTTAATCAGTGCGGGGTTATCCGTTTCTACTTTGTGATCAGGCTCATTTGAAAGTCGTGGGTCATGGCAAAGCATCTCAGGCTCCTCAATAAGGCGGCAGCGGTAAAGCCCTAACCCTCGTCCGAGTGGAGCTTTTGGCCGATCAACTGATAAACGGACTGAATCGCCTGGTTGGCGCGTTCGACCGCATCTTTAATATCCGGGTATTCCTCAACACATTGGGTATCGACAACGTGACGCTCCCACATATCGCCTATGATATAGACGGTATGCAGAGCCTCATGAGTGTAACCATCATTGTACTTGTCGGTCACTTGGCTGGCTCCTAATACGGCGGTGGTGGTAGTGCTGGTGGCTGCTCCGCCACTATACGATACACATATTGCGGGGACACCCCCAAAACCGTCGCGATCCGCACCGGCTGCCACTTGCGCGATAGCAGTCCCTCGATGAGTCGCCGCTTCTCTCCAGTGCGCGTGCGCGGCGCGCGGGGCCGGGCGGGGCGGTGGGTGCGCAGCACTGCATAGACCGTTGACAGGCTCGTGGGAACGGCGGTGGCTACCTGCGCGGGCGTGTGGCCGGCGTCGGAGAGTTGGAGGATCTGGGTGAGGGAGTGGGTCATGGTGCGACTGCAGTGGGGTCTGCAAGCCCGGTGTTCATGCAGTTTTCACAAGCGTTGCCCGGCAATCCTGTTCGCTGGCCATTGCAGCAATATGGACAAGGCTCAATTCCACGAAACTCTTGATCGCGCGCACCCTTTCGATAGAGTTCACCGAGCAATCTAGGAAACGCTTCGTTCCATCCATCCGCCATTGTCATCTCCTGTTGCTACCAATAGCGCAAACCTACAACATCAATGCGGAGAGTCAACAGGTATTTGCGAAGGCATCGGCACCACCAGCATTGACCCATCGCGAGCCGCATACTGCCGCACACTCCCCCGCGCAGAACCGTTCGGCACCAGGATCGCCTCGACAGCCCCGTCCATACCGCGCACCCACCGCGCATCCGCTGCATGTGCCAGCAGCGCGGCCGGTAGCACCCATCGCACTCCCTCGACGTCGTCGAGCAGTCCCGTATCCCACGCGCGCCGCACCGGCACCCAGCCGCCGTCCAGTGCCGATCGCGGCTTGAACGAACTGATCAGCGCCGCTCCCGATGGCGTGTCCAGCAGCGCCTGTGCCTTCCTTGGTTCCGCCGCACCTTGGACGCGCATGTCGTAGTTGCACTCGGGGCAATCCATCACACCTTTCTGCACCGAACAGAGGCACGCCGGGCACAGCTTTGTCATCGGTTCATCGCAGGACCAACACTTAACCGCAGCCGCGGCGACGCGCTTGTTGCAATTCTCGCACGAGATCAGGCGCGCGACCGTGTCCTTCGGACGGATGAAGTCGAGCGGGCCGTGCTCGTCGATATTGCCGGCGAAGTCCAGCACGATGCCGTCTGGCTTGCCTGCTCCTATCGATGCCGCGATGTTGCCGCCGATCGTGCGCAGCAGCCGGCCGGTCATCTGGATGTATAGCCCGAGCGACTTGGTCTTGCGCCGCATGACGAGCATGTCGACTTCCTGGACGTCGAAACCCGTGGTCAGTGCCGCGACGTTCACTAGGGCACGCAGGCGCCCCGCGCGATAGGCTGCGATCGTCTGCGACCGCTCCGGCGCCGCGGTCTCGCCGAGCACCAGCCCGGTCGGGATGCCCCATTCGTTGAGACGTGCGACCATCGCCTTCGCAGCCTTGGTGGATGCCTCGAACACCAGCCACGCACGGCGGTCGCGCCCATGGTGCAGCATCTGCGCGATGTGATTATCCATCAGCGCGATCATCTGCGCGTCTTGTGATTCGCCGGTGAATTCGCCCTGCTTGGTCTTGAGTTTGGTGACGTCGATTTTATCGTCGGCCGGCGCCGAGAACGCGGGCACCAGGTAGCCGTCACGGATCCCGTCGATGATGCTGTAGCGATACACGACCTTGTCGAACGGCGCGCCTTCGCCCTCGACCAGCGAACCGCCTTGCAGTCGGAACACGGTGCCGCTGAACCCTGCCACCCGCGCATTGGGGAATGCACGCAACAACTCCCGATACATGCCGGTTTCACTGTGCGGTAGCAGGTGCGACTCGTCGATGAAGATGTCGCCGATCGGACCAAACGAATGCGCGTGCTTATAGATGGACTGGATCGCCGCGCTGATCACCGGTGCGCGCCAGCAGCGTTCCTTGAGCGCAGCCGCATTGATGCCTGTCTGCAGCCCCATGGCGCGACAGGCACCGGCGTTCTGCTCGACCAGTTCGCGCGTGTGCGCCAATACCAGGCTACGCTCGGCGCGGGCGAAGGCGCGGAGCGCCAGTTCGGCGATGGTCAGCGACTTGCCCGAGCCGACGCACGAGTCAACCAATGGTCGCAGGATGCCGGCGCGCCAGCCATCCTCGACAGCGTCGGCTGCGGCTATCTGGTTCGGTCGGAGTGTGATGGTCATGGGATCAATACGGTGGGGGTGGTGGGGACATCTGCGCGTTGGCGGAGTGGACAATGAACTCGGCGAGGTCGCGGTTCTTCGCCGCCATGGTGACCACGATACGCGGCTCGGCGCAGGTTGCATGCCACTTGCCCTCGCGAACCTCGACGTCAGCGGCGACCCATATATCTCCATACGGGCCGACACACCAAGGAAGGGGGAAGTCCCCCATCATGCGACCCTTCCTTCGATTAAACCGATCTGGTCGACCAGCATGTCCGCGCGGTCAAGGTTGCGGAGGGCGAAATCGTAAGATCCCACGTTGACGCTGACCGTGAGGGCTTCGTGACGCAAGAAGTGCACCATGCGGGCGAGGGGCTTGATCGCATCGGTGGCGGTTTCCAGTTTGCCGTATCCACCGTCGATCTCGTGGCCGTATTTCTGATTGATCATTGCGCCAGACTTGAGGGTTGCGATCTTTGCGTTAAGGGTCTTGGCGACTGCGTAAACTTCGTTGCGGTCAGTCATTTGCTTGCTCCGTGCTGCGCGTTTCGTTGGACCCAACATACAACGTCAATACGGAGAGTCAACACCAAAACGCAGAGTCGCCATTTATTTTCAATAAGGCGGAGGCGGTGGCGCCTGCAGCAACTCGACCAGCCGCGCCAACTGCTCTGCCGTCATCAGGTAGTGCGGAGGGTCGCCAAGGACCGTGGCGCCGGCGGCTAGGGCTGCTTGGTGTACGGTCACGCCGCCACCTCCAATGGCTTGCCCACATTGCGCAGCATGGTCCCGGTCGGCAAAGCCCGCACCAGCGCAGCAGCTTCCCGTCGCCGTGACTCACTGCTCATCGCGAGGTCAATGTGGCGCCGGTACTTGGCGAACCGCTTGCTCAACCCCTTCGGCTTCGGACCGACCCAGGACGTGATCGGGAGCCACTGGTATTGCTGGCCCGACAGCGGTCGCCAGCGATACTGCAGCAGCGTCCGACCGGCCTTGTATCGGACCGTTGCATGCCATTCATGTGCATCTATGATGATGTTCGGGGTGCGATAAAGTGTTGTCATACCTTAGGCTCCACAGCAGGAAGTGGTTTGGTGCGACGCTTGACGACAACAACCTTGGTGACATTATGCTCGAGGCGACAGACCCGACCAGTCGCAGCCGTATCTTCAAGGCAAAAGGTCCTGCAGCGACAAAGGTTCTTCCGGGGCGGTTTCACAGCCCTAACTCCCGCGCGATCGTGTCAGCTTCGCCCCACGGCACACCGGCGCCGAGCAACAGGTTCAGGAGGTAGATGTAACTATGAAAGCGGTTCATGATGTAAACCTACAACGTAAATACGGAAAGTCAACGCAAATAGTTTGGAGCAAGCGCGGATACGTACTGCTCCGGCTCTGGCACCAGCGGCGGCGCGGGAGCGCAAGGGCACACCAGGTCCGCCTCACTGTCGACCAGGATGCGGCACTTGGCGCAGCGCACCTCGCCGGTGCTGGTGGGGCGGGCGGCACAATGGGGCTGGGTCATAATCATCGTTCCTATTTGTGCCAACCTACAACGTTTATGCGGAGTGTCAACGGTTATTTGCCGCCATACTCGTAGAATGCATCCAGGAATTCCCGCTCGGCGGTGCCCGGTCCCCAGAAGCGCAGCGCCACTCCCAGCGGTGGCTCGGGCAGATTCCAGTCAGCCGGTGGTGCCCGCATTGCCTGGTTACGTTCATCAGCCAGCATAGCATTATCGATGCGATTCACCTCCGCCGGCATCGGCCACCGCAACCCGAACCGCTTTGCGATTATCTGTTCAAGCGTCGCTTCGATCGCGTGGTAGTTGGTCAGATGCGACTTGATCGGGCGGATGACGTCGGACAGGTACGCCTCGCTTGCATCGTGCAGCAGTGTGGTCAGTTTCAGTTCATGCGGCGCCGCGCGGGCAGCGAGCACGCAATGCTCCGCCACGCTGTAGAAGGTATGGCAGTGCCCGCCGTAGCGGCACAGCTTCGACAACGCCGCGGCGATGTCCCTGATATCGATGTCCTCGGGGTGCGGATCCAACGGCCAGAACTGCCGCCCGGTCGCGGTCTGCATCCAGTCGCCGTGCCGGACCGGTGTCTGCACAACACCATGTTCAATCATGTACTTGGCGAACACATCGCCTGCTGCCTCGCTCATACCGCATCGCCTTCGCTGTTGATGACTGTTCCGAACAGTCGGTTGGGGACACCCTGCAGCCGCGCCCACAGGGCGGGTTCGTTGGGAAGGGGAGCGGTGCGCAGCAACTCCACCAACTCGGTCGGGCTGAACTGCGGACCACGAACGGGCGTAATGTCGAGCCGTGCATGGGCGGTCGGCGGCACCGACGATATGGTGATCTCGTGGTAGCCTCGGGCTGTCAGGACCATCATGTCACCTGCTCCTGTGCGTTGTCGTTGGATCCGGAGACCTTGGGTGTCGGCATGAACCCGACCAGCGTCATCCGATCCTGCTGCACCATGAATACCCACGGTGCGATTAAGGGGTTAGTCCGGTACGTCCGGATCGCGTCTCTCGCCATCCTAAGCCACTGCATCACACGGTCTCCTTTGCTGCGCACGCATCCCGACCCCATGAGGTCAGGTGTACATCGGCGCATCCGGCACCTTTGAACATCAGGCCGGCGTCGATCAGTTCGGCGACCTCGTACCTGGACAACGTTGCGGTGTGCCCGCGCTCATTGAAGGCGCGCAGTTGCGTTTCCTTCATCAGCCAGCGCCATGACGAGACGAGTTGACGCTGGTGAAAATGCATGAACCGCAGTTGCTCAGGTGTGGGTAGGAACGTGACGATGGGTGGTGAGTCGATCAGGGGGAGCGTCATGCGAGCCCCAGCAGCGTCAGAGCCTCACTGATACGCTCGACGGTCATGTCGGGCGGGACATAACGCGCATCGTCGACTCGCCTTCGTACTGCATCCCACGCATTCTGCAGTTTTACCCGAGCCTTGTACACTTCCTGGTTCAAGTATGCCTGACCGGGCGAAACGAACCCCGCACCATCAGCGGTGAGCGTCTCGATGTCGACGCGGTTACCATTATCCAGTTGCAGCCACTTGCGGCCGACCTTTTGGATATAGACGAAACGCGGCTCCTTGTTATAGCGACGCGTGCCGACAAAATAGAGCGCCTGTCCCACCTCGTACTGTGTCTCCACGATTAGTTTCCCCTCGTTGCTACTATCTGTTGACTTGTATTAGCTGACATACCCATCGCCACCGCGAACAGGCTGATGCAGACCAGGACGACGATGGCGCGGGCGTTCAGCATGGCCTGCGCCCCATGGGCGCACGCACGATCGGCTTGAAACGAAGCATGTGATAAGTACCGGCCACCTCGTAGAGTCTGACAAAAGAATTCGAATCGGACGGTCCAGTCGCTGTCACATATTCACACCCCTGATGCAGCAGCACCGCACCATTCTCCGTCACACAGCGCACGCGCGTCCCGGCGGGCCATTCGATCCTTTGGGGCGCGGTCATGTCGACACCGGCGCGATCGGGTAGAGTTGCCCAGCCTCAATCTGCCGCAGCCGGCGCGCGACGGCGCGGGTGCCGTTCAGGCCGGCGGTTGCGAACGCTGCGTGCTTGGTCTCGCGCTTCATGGTGCGGTCCTGCTGCCGCTCCATGCGCGCCCAGATGGCACGGATCTGCGACGCCAGAGCGGCGGGCAGCTTCGAAAGGTCCATATCACCGCGCAACAAGCTGCGAAACTCGAACGGTGAAAGCTTTGTGGTATCGCGCATCTGGTCGTTCCCCTGTTACTATAGTTGCCAACCTACAACGTCAATACGGAAAGTCAACAATAAACTATGCGGCAACGATAGACGGGCAGGCCGTCCACAGTGACCAGGTCGTTACCTTCTGTGCACTCCATGCAGCCCACCTCTTCCTCGCTGCAGTCCAGTTCGGCCGCCACGGTGGTGGCGATCCATTCCCAAGCTGCGGTCGGGCCGGTGCCGCGCAGGAAGCCCGTGCTGGCCCAGCGGCGGCCATCGAGGTGGTCGAGGTAGACGCGGCTGGTGATGTCGGAGCCGGTGTTGCGCGCCGCGACGCGGGCCTCGACCGCCCGGCGCATCCGCGACAGGTCGATCACGTTGTCCATGTCTGCGTTGGTCATGTTGTCTGCTCCTGCTGCTAAAAGTGGGCGCTGTCGTCGTAGGCAAATACGGTGGGCGTTGAATGCTCGTCACCCGAGGCGAACACCACAACGTCGCCGGGGCAGACCTCCGAGACCGCATGGTAGTCCCAGTGGCGGTGCACGAAGTCAGGACGGCCGAACACGGCAATGGCGTTCCACCACCGATCGTCCTTGAACCCGACGAAGTGGATCACCGGCTGTGCGGTCATGATGCGCCAGGAACTCTGTGTGAGCCGCATCGTCCCATCAGGGTCAAGTGTGACGAACCCTTGGCGGACGAAGGACTGGGCTATTTCGTTTTCCATGGTGCAAACTTACAGCGTCAATGCGGAGAGTCAACGTTTATTTTGGCTCGGATGGCTGTTTACTTTACCGTGCATTTGGGGCTGAACCGATGAACCGGTCGAAAGGGCGGAAAGTTCATGCGTGGTTCATTCGCCAAGTGTTTGAAAATGCTATTGTTTTGATCTGTTCTGAACCACTGAACTTATATATAGGGAGTAAGAGTATAACCAACTATAATAATGCTAGTGGTATAATAGTAAGGGTATACAATACTGCATAGCTGTATATAATAGTAACGGTCCTAAGTGTTTTTGGCGTCAGACCGGTTCACTTTTCAAAACGGCCTTTTTATTGTGCGATCTCAATCACTTACCGAGTGAACCGGCCTAAAAAATTGAAGTTCAACGGTTCATACCGCATAGGTTGCATTCGCCATTATAATACCTTTTTGGGACTATTCGCCACTTAATCGCAACAACACATAATCGCAAAGCACCGAGCCGCGCCAGGTCGCAACAACACATAATCGCAAAAGGGCCAAAGCCGCCACCTAATCGCAAAGTGACCTATGCGCTACACGCGGGGGAAATGTGGCAATGTTGGGGCAGAGTTGCTGATGAGCAACAGTGGGAACCTGCGATTAAATGTAGACCTAACCGGATAATCGCAACATTTGCGGATAACTGTTGACTGGCTACCGACCTGCCTCACGCATACGCTGATCGTACCCACGCCCAAACTGCTCTGCGGCCAGCGCCATGATGCGCCGGTCGTAGCAGTCCTGCTGGTCTCGCTTAGATGGGGAAGCCTCGACCCGGCACTGGGCACGGATCCGGTCGGCCGTGGACACGGCTGGAGCAGCCGGCGGCCCGTTAGCTGGCATGAGCCAAAGGAACAGGGCAAGACCGGACAGCATCAGGATGGCAGGTACAAAGCGGCGCATGGCCCAACCTAGCCAGTCGCCAGCAACTTGGCAACCTCAGTCCGTTCCAGCAATTTGGCCAGGTTGGCGACCGTGAACCGGTTAACACCATTGACCAGTATGCCATGGCTATTGAGTCGATCGGCCAACCCTTGGTAGGTGTCGACCCCGTCACGCTCGACCAGCGCCAAGCACAGCGTGAACAGCGAGCGCGGCGGCATTCCCCGCCAGCCCGGCCGGAACGGTCTGGTAAAGATCAGGGCAGGGCCGAACCGTGGATCCCAGCCGACCGTGCTGCGGGTGAACTGTCGGTCCGCCTGGGTCCGCTCCGCCCGGCGCACATCGGCTCGCAGCGCGGCGATCAGGACGTCCCGGTGCTCCCAAAGGGTCTCAGGTGTGGGATTGGCGAGCAGACGCAGGACTTGGCGTTTGGAGGGCATGGTCGCCTAATAAGGCGCGGCGGTGGGTGGGTCAATTGCAGTCCAGATAGGCGCCTATGATTTCCGCCGCAACAGCCGGGACGATGGCGTTGCCAAAGGCGCGCAGTTTACCCACTCGGGCGGGAACCCCATGAGCCAAGAGACGAACTCCGGGTTTAACGCGCCGGGCTTTTCCGTCTGCTCCGATAGCGAGTTCGCTTGGGTTCCAGAAGCCTGCGCCGGCAGTGGCGTCCCGCCCGCTCCGAAACTCTGATTCGGTCCGCCCTTCGCCCCGTCGCTCGCCCTGATCGTCGACCATAGTGCCGTCGATTTTTTGCCGTTCGGCGTTTCGCGTTGTCCGAAAATCACTTCCATCTGTCGGCTGAAATCGCAACTCCCGGAGTTCTTGCTTTGCGCCATCGCAGTCGGCCACAAACCACAATCTGTCCCGACGATGCGGCGCGTCGACGGCACAAGCCGGGACAACGGCCGCCCCGCAGGCGTAACCGATTCCTTCCAGGTCAGAACACACTCCGTCGAGCCAAGACTTGCCAACCGCTGCCGCAACCTGTTCTCCCATGACGACAGGGGGACGGCAGCCGGCAATGAGGCGGTGAAACTCCGGCCAGAGGTGACGGACGTCCTCTTGCCCCGCACCTTTGCCGGCAACGCTGAATGGCTGGCAGGGGCATGAACCAGTCCAGAGCGGTCGATCGTCTGGCCATCCAGCGAGACGCGCAGCAAGCGACCACCCGCCGATTCCAGCAAAGAAGTGAACCTGCGTAAATCCTGCAAGGTCGGCCGGCGTGAGATCGACGATGCTGCGAGTGTCGACAACGCCCGGCGCAATGTGTCCTGCGGCGATAAGGTTGCGCAACCACTGTGCAGCATATGGATCAATCTCATTGTAAAATGCCACCATGGCCGTCAACCTACATCGTTTATACGGAGAGTCAACGATCAATACGGCGGCAACGGCAGTCCGGTACTTGGTGGGCTTGGCAACCCCGGAGTCTTGGCCAGGTTTGTCAGGTCCACCTCGACGCGGGTGCGGACGATGGGGCGCCCATGCTGCTCCTCGGGGACGTAGCGCGCCCCTAGCCGCGGGATGTCCGCCGGCCGCTCGACCGGACCACGCACCCAGACCTTGGCGCGGCGACCGTGCAGCGTGGTCAGTTCGTTGCGGAAGCCGAGCAGCTTTAGGACCGCGGAGCGCCCGCCACTGGCGCCGCCATTACGCCAACCGCACAGGTTGCAGAGATAGACCACATCCTCGGCGGTGATATAAGACAACCCCTCGGCGGTGAACCATGTGCCGAACAGCATCTCCATGTCCGATTCGGTGCGTGCGGCGTTCTGGTGCTGCGCGGCCACGTCCCAAACGTCCCGCGGCAGGTCGAACGACTCGCCCCGTGCCTCTTGATGCGCAGCCTCGCCGAGCAACTGGCCGATGTTCTCGCGCAGCCAGTCCAGGTTGACCGCCTTGGCGACGCGCACGGGCAGGAAGCGGCGGTTGCCAGTGGGATCCACCAGCGGCTCGTCGTCATTGGTGGTGCCGACGAAGATGTTGCGACGCGGCCGCTCCGTGACGCTGCGGGCGTAGGCGGTGCGGCCGGCGTCGACCGTGCGGGAGATCATGGCCTTGACGTGGTTCGGGTTGGCGGAGCCGCGCATGCCCATTTCGCCGATCTCGACCACCAGCTTGCCGGCCAGCGACAGCACTAACTCTTTGCTGGCATCGCCGAGCAGAACGGTATCGGTGAACCATTCCTTCTTGAGGGCAAGGATCTCCGCCATCGTGGACTTGCCCGACCCCTGGAAGCCGAAGAACACGGCCATGGTGTCGTGCTTGTGACCGGGATGGCGGGCGCGCTTGATCATGCCGCCAATGATGTTTCGGGCCACGGCGCGGTGGTACGGGTCATTTACCACGCCGCAGGTCTCGGACAGCCAGCCGGCCAGGCGCGGGGTGCCGTCCCATTCTGATTCGAGTTCGGACAGCGCCTCCAGCACTGGGTCGACCGTGCTGGCATGTGCGATCGACAGCAGCGCCTCCCACAGGAAGTCCTTGCCCGGCCGGAAGCGGGTCTTGGTGCGGTTGGCGCGGGTGCGCAGCTTGGCCACGATGACGTCATCGACGTAGGTCCAGGCGGACCAGCGCAGGTCAGCATCGATGCCGCCTTGGACTTCCATGCGCTCCAGCCACGCATTCCAGCGGATGGACAGCCCAAGTATCCCCAGCAGCACGGCGACGTTGTCGCTGTTGTCGCTCTGCGGCTCACCCTTCATGTCGTATTCCCAGCGGTCCTGTGTGACGGTGATACGTTCGATCTTCTCGGACAGGTTCGCGGCGCCGAGCTTCACCTTGCGATCGGGCAGGGTGTGCCCGAGGGTCCTTAAACGGCGGCAGACCGCCTCGAACACGTCGGCGTGCAGGACCGACAGCACCACCAGGACGTCGATGATGCGCGCGGGCTTGAACTTGTTGTCTGGCTCGGACATGGCGGCGACGCGGGTCAGACAGTCGTTCATGGTCCGGTACAGGCCGTGCCCTTCCATCACCGTGGGCAGGACCGGATAGTCGCGGGCGAGCGGCGCGGTCGGGCTGTCGGCGGTGGCCTGTAAAAAGTCCTCAAGAATCGGCAGGGCGAGGCGGGACAATTCCTCCTGCCCTGCCATCATAGGGACGCCCTGGGTACCCGACAGGCTGGCGCCGGCGGCGGCAGCGATCGCAGCCACACCGTCGAACATGGATGCGGTCGAGCGGCGGACCTGACCTTTCCAACCCATTTTATGGGCGCGGTCCAGAAACGTCGAGAGGGTCACGGACTGGCTGGTCGGATCGGTGGCGAACGACTGCCATTTGGAGTTCTCGGTGTCGCCGTCCACGGTCGCATCGTGGCACAGGCTCCACAGGTCCAAGCCATCGTCGCCGTATTCCAGCTTCAATGCCATGCCGATGCCGACCCAGTCCTCATAGGCTTCAAACGCATCGTGCTCCTGCAGCCATGTCAGCAGCGCGGCGACGTCGTTGCGGTCGCGGGTGCCGGGCAGGACGTTGGTGCGGGGCGCCGCGGCGCGGGTGCAATGCTCGACCAGCGCCGCGGGGGCGGGGTGCGGCGGGGCGTCAGATAGTAGCGCGTAGGGCAGCCCCTGGAACGTGCTGCCGGCGGCGACGGTATAGCCGACGCAGCGGATGTTGATGCGGGACTTGACGGCGTCGGGCTGGCGCAGGGCGGACGCATCGGTCCCGGCGGGCACCGTCATATAAACGTGCCAGCCGCCGCGGGCGGACTGGACATGGGGTGCAAGGACTGAGACGCCCCATTCGGCGCACAGGTCGCACCACAGTGCCCACGCCTCGGCGCGGCCAGCGGGACCGCCGGAGGTGTCAATGTCCACAATGATGAGATCGGACGCGAACGCCACGATACCGAAGTTGCAGCCGGGGTTCTCGGCGGACCATGCAGCCCACTGCTTGGGGTCCTTGGAATGGTCATGCTTGAACGAGCCGATAATACCGGTGGGTGCTTTGCTGTCGGCAGGGATCGGGAACAACGCGGCGCCGATTTGGGAATAGTAGGTGAGGGCGTTCGTGGTGGCAGTCATCATGCTCGGACCAATCGGGACTGAAGGGCGGCAACCTGCTCGGCGATGGCCAGTTCGCGCCTGAAGGCGGATAGGTTCAGCCGGGTGGTAAGGACCGAACCGCTAAAGCGCGCCCTGATATCCGCCACATACTCCGCCTCGCGCTCGCACAGGATGACGCTGAAGCCCTTGTTGCTGGCGGCGATGCCGGTAGTGCCCGAGCCGCCGAACGGGTCGAGGATCGTCCCGCCGGGCGGCGTGATCAGCGTGCATATCCACTCCATGAGGCTGATCGGCTTGACAGTCGGGTGCTTGCTGCCGTTGCGGTCGGCTTTGGATGCCTTGGCACTGTAGAAGAATCGGGCGGCGGAGCCGGAGTCGCCACGCGGCTCGGGGTTGCTCGAGAAATTCTCGCCGAAATCGCCGTAAATTTTACCAGCCTTCGGTCCACCGATCTTTGCGCGCCCTTGCTGCCCGCCGGCTGTCGGAAACGTCCCGACTACTTCATCCGAGCCGTCGTGCACCACGTTGGCGGGCCATCGGCCTTGCGCGCCGTCACTTTCGGGTCCGTGGAAGGTCTCGCCGCTCGTGCTACGACCTGCGTTTTTGTGCCCGAGGCACTTGCCGTTTTCATCGCGGTTGTTGCAGTTGGTGCCGCCCCCTTCCGTCCCGATGCGACACGCGCCCACATTGATGGCGCCGGTGCGCCATTTGATAACATTGGCGGCGACCGTGCCTTCCGACAGCGGCTTACGCGCCAGCACGATCGGCTCGAAACTTGGCTTCAGCGCAGTGCCCCACCCTTCCCATTCGGCGGCGAGGGGCGTGGCGGGGGCGCCAATCACCTCACGCTCGACGCCGGCCATTTTGTCGATGAATTTGGACACGTCCAGCGACTTCGGAAAGCCCGTCCCATACACCCACATCAGCGAATCACGGATCTCAAACCCCGCGTCCTCAATCGCGCACGCCATGCGGTGATAGGTCCGGCTGGCGCTGAACGCGGCGCAATGCCCGCCCGGCTTCAACACGCGGAACACCTCCGCCCACAGTGCTGGGTCGTTCGCAATGCCGGTGTTGTCCCAACCCTTACCCATGAAATTCAGTTCATAAGGCGGATCGGTGACGATGCTATCGACCGACTCAGACTGCATCTTGGCGAGCGCATCGCGACAATCTGCATGGTGAAGCGTGGCCGTATTGGAAAGGCGGATCATTGAGCCAATTCCGCGTTGTGTTCCGCGCAGGCAGCGGCTGCGGCTTCCGCCGATTCGTGGTAGGCGACATGGATTTGGTGGCGTCCGTCGACGTAGTTGTGCCCCTGCGCGTCAGGGCCGTTGCGAATTATGATCACTTCCCAAGTATTGAAGCCGTTCTGGTGCCAGCGTTCGGTCATGTGGTGCGGTCCTAATACGGCGGGGGTGGCAGCGCCACGGGAGCGGGGTCCAGCACGGCAGCCACAGCTTCATCAGCGGTCACGCCGTGGCAGACGTGCCAGGCACCGCCGCGCTCGCGCTGCAGGTTCGCCTGATAGCGGCCATCGTCTGTTTTCCAGACGGTCAGACCTGCGAACGACGTGTGGCTGAAGGTGATGTGGGGCATGGGCGGTCAATATAGACGCACACCCTTGCGCATGTCAACGTTTATACGGACAGTTTACATA